AATCACGTTTCATCATTTGCAATCAATCGCAATCAGAATTATTCCACCTATTCCGATATTGATGGAATAATGAGCAATTATTGGAATAGCATTTTTTGCTAACGACTCGATCAGGTTGTCGGGGTATGGTTCTGGCCATCAACCAATCAGAAGAGGAAGCAGCAATGAAGTTAATTTGGTCACTATTCGACGGTTCCGGTCTTGCTGGTCATGAACTGGCAAAGCAAGGTCATAAGGTGATGTGCTTCAACTTTGACGGGGCCGATCACGGAGATTATGCAAAGTACAACGCCAGGGTGGAGCATCCGAACATTGAGTATGTGAACGTCTTTATTGATGAGAAGTTCGAACGTGACGCGATCGCGGGTGTGTATGGCAAGCCGGATTTTATTATGGCTTTCCCTCCATGCACTGACCTGGCTGTTAGTGGTGCTCGTCACTTTGCCAGTAAGCGTGAACGTGATCCGTTATTCCAGGAGAAGGCTGTTGCCACCGCTCGGATAGCTGCGAACATTGGTAAGGAGCTTGGTGTGACTTACATCATTGAGAATCCGGTGAGCGTCCTGTCGTCTGCGTGGAGAAAACCAAATCACTCCTTCAATCCCTGGGAGTACGGCGGCTATCTTCCTGAGGATGACGCGCACCCCTGGTTCCCGATGTATATTGCGCCGCGCGATGCTTACCCGAAGAAAACTTGTCTGTGGACCTCTGACGATTTTGTCATGCCCGAGAGAAAACCTGTAAGCCTGCCTGACGGGTACTCTGCACAGCAAAACAAGCTGGGCGGCAAGTCTGCCAAAACGAAGCTGATACGATCTCTATCACCCAGGGGATTTTTTAAAGCTATCTAAAATAGCATTTTTTGTTAAAACTCGATCTGCGTGATTTGGCATAATTACCTCATCGAAACGAGATTGAGGAAAAACAAAATGGCACGTCGCATCACTAAAGACCTTAAAGTCCTGAACAAAGAAAACGTAGTTAAAATCCTGGTTATTTGGGGATACAACGAAGAATCTGCAAAGCAGAAGGTAGAAGCGGGTTACGACCCGGCTGTCAATGCGATGCCTAACGACGACGCAAAAGGCATTGCAAACTATGTAGCATTCTTTTAATTAACTGGCTAACAAATGAAAACGAAATTAGTGCATAAATCAGAAATCAAGATCGGCGATACTGTTATTCACAACGGAGAGCTTAGAACAGTTGGTAAGGAGTCGATAACCAAAGATGAATTTATGGGGTTATTGTTGTTCGGCGACTCCTATCGCCTGGGGTACAAATTTGTCGAGCTTGTTGAAGATGTAAAATTCTAAATAGCACTTTTGTTAAGCGCGCACCCGGGGTGGCTGGTATAGTCATCACATCAACAGCAAACGAGGAAAGAATCATGTTTAAGCAGCTCACTGACCTGGACTTCTCAGCAAGCACGGCAATACAGACTGACGAAAAAGAGCGCGTTGCGATCGAGAACATCGCGCGAAAGATTTACAACAAGCAAGAGAAAGCCGTGAGAGCCGCTCTAAGCTCTTATTACGGTGTAAGTGATGCAATGGAGTGTGTTAACCGCGTAACGCGCGTGGTGGACCGTTCTGGCGCATCTCGTTTCGTCGATAACGATACTGGCGAGACAATCATCCAGCTAAATAACCCATCTATGCGTACCGAGCTTGGAAACGTCGCATTGTGGGGCGTGGCTAACTATTCAATCACCGTCAACTCCTGCATTGCGGACCGTGTTAAGGAGGCATTGTATGAGCGATAACATTTACCGAGTGGTGGCGATCTCACGAAAGACACAGAAGCGCGTGATCTCTTACATGGGTAGTAGCGCCATTGAAGCTACGGACGCTTTCGAGTTATTGAAGAATAACGATGGATTTATGAACACGTTCCGCGTTCGACTTGAACGCCTTGAGCCTGTTATCGTTGATGAAGCTCGAAAGCTATCCTGACTGGTTAGGGGGAATAATGAACCACACTTACAAAATCACAACGAAGTCACCGAAGATTAACGGAAGCACGGTTGCGGCACTGAATAACGCGGCGGCAATCCACGAAAAAAACATCATGGAGCGCGTTAAGGCGGCAGTAGGCCGATTCTACGGAATCAACGCAGACATTGCCGACAGCAAGCGTCTATTTAAATACGTGCCAGGTCATCCATACAGCCTGATGATTGACATTAAGCACAACAAGGAGCTTGTTCGAATTGGATCGCTTAGCGTTGACGAGTTCGACCATAGCATTAACCTGGTTACGGCATATCAAACATGGGACGGTAAAAAATGATTTATGTTCACACCTTTTATACAGGCAAGTTTAATAGCGTAAAAAATGTTCGCGTTTACGATAGTCGCCAAAAAGCAATGATGCAGAAATCAGTGCTAGGAGGAACAATCAAAGAGTGCAAAGTAATTTCTGAGTACTGATAGCACAAATTGCTAAAGACACACACCAGGGAGTGAGGTATATTACTCCCACACCAAACGAAACAAAGGAATTAAAATGAGCATTAAAGTTGAGAATATCATCAAGCACTTGAACGCAAAAGGCCGTGTAGTTGTGAAAATGGATAAGTCTTCAGGCTTTATTTCAATGACGGTAACTAAGACACGTAACGGAAATAGTGTTATCGGAAGCGTGCCAGGCTCTCGACTGATAAATGCAACAGATGCGGACGTTCGTGCAACGCTTGAGGCTAACTCGATTTACATTAATTCGTGGAGCTAATTAATGGAACAAGATAATTTCTGGACTCGTTATTTTGCAGCACTTGATGTCGGGCTTAGTGCCGAGTGGTGCATCAAGGTCGCATATAAAGAAATAACACTTGATGAGGCTATTGGTGATATGGATATTGATGCTGAAAGCGAATATGATCCTAACTTTAAGTTACCTGGTGATGATATCAATGAGGACATTGATGATTATATTCCCTGGTAAATAGCACGATTTGTTAATATTGCCGTAAGGTCATTTGATAAAGTGACCTTATTCAAGATAACCAATCAGGAGCGAACGCAATGAAAACCATTAAACTTAAATGCACTTCAGCAGACAAAATCACAGGATTCGAAGTAAACAATCTGTATAAAGGTCGTGAGCGCTATGATGATACTCGTGAAGTAAAGTTAAAATGCGGGAAGTATTTAAAACTTGAAAAGCATGATGAATTACATATTCACGGATCTGATGAAATCTTCTTCGCGAAGTTCACCGAGTTGAAAACAAAGACGCTCAAGTGCACCGGACTTGACCATCGCAACCCAATGAAAAAATCATTCAAGGTTGGAAAGCGTTACCAGGTAGAAAGCGGTCGCGCTCTTGGAGGCGTAGCTGGTTACATCTTTGATGAGGACGGTTGCCGCTGGACCTTATTCCGCGAAGAGGTTGGTTTTAGTATCGCAGACGGCACAACCTTTGAGAGTAAATACTTATGAAAGATGAACTGAAATACGTTAGCGGGAGACTGTACTGGAAAGAGTGGAGAATCGGAAGAAGACGAAATCTACTTGCCGGAACTGTTAATAAAAAAGGTTATCGGTCAATATGTTTTCCAGGAGGTGTATTTGAATACGCCCATCGAATAGTATGGAAAATACACTACGGAAACATACCAGAAGGAATGGATGTAGACCACATAAACCATGAAAGAGACGATAACAGAATTGAGAATCTCAGGCTAGTAACTAGGCAAGACAACCTAAGAAACAAGGGAGTAGTGTCATCAAACACAGGAGTTATGGGAGTGTATTGGAATAAAAAAACAAATAGATACACGGCAAACATAACCATAAATAAAAAGACAAAACACTTAGGGACCTTCATGACGCTGGATGCAGCGGCTAAAGCAAGGAAGGAAGCGGAAAGGCTATACGGTTTTCATGAGAATCACGGATCGAATAGCACTTTTTGCAAAACGCGTGTACCATTGACGGTGTATCATTCACGCCGTCAACTAAGGAGTTTATTGTGATGTTTAATATTAAGCCAAAACTGAATTACCAACAGATTATTGAGATCGCAAATAGCACTGGAGTTAATCCGGTGGCGATCGCAATTCGTGAAAACAGCTACGGGGATTCAGTTTCGTTTTGGCAAGACCCGATCGATATCAACAGTGGAAACGATAAGTTCCCGCTGATTTCGTTAGGTGGCGATAACCTGGTATTCGAATATGCAAAAGCAAAAGCTGAGTCTGTACAGTTTCCTGTTTCGTCTGCGTACGCTCATTTCATTGGGTGCATCTCAGCCGCGATGCTAGGGAAGTTTTGGGTGCAATATCACGGAGAAGAACAACCGACCGCTCTTTATATGGTGATTAGCCAGCCACCATCAACAGGTAAATCCGCGATTAACTCAGCGGCGATTACACCTATGCGCGCAGAGATTCAGAGACTGAATGAAGAGCGCAAAAAGGAACGTATCCGTTTAACCAGTCAGCTACGTCAGATCGAGAAGGAAATCAAAAACGATCCGAAGGGTAACACGACGGCGGCGCTGTACGAGGACAAGGAAAAACTGGAAGAGAAGATCAAGAAGATGGCTGATATTGTTTTCGCGGTATCAGATCCTACACCGGAAGGTCTTGCGAAAGTAGCTGCTGTTCAAGGCCACTTTTCCGTAATCTCTGATGAGGCAACGGCAATAAATACATTGCTTGGCCTGACTTATGGCGGTTCTGATAAGAAATCAAACAGCGAGCTTATCCTCAAGGCGTGGGATAAAAACCATATGGAGGTTGCGCGTTCAAATCAGGACAATAACTTATCTCTTTGCCCGGTCGGTTCGATCTGCGTCATTGCGCAGGATGAAACAATCAAGGGTATCATGGACGCAGGCCAGCGCGGTATCGGTGTATCTGAGCGTTTCCTATTGGTTCGCGAGGAACCTCTTTTAGGCACTCGTATTCTTTGCGATGAAAATGGTGATGCACTGTATAAGGAAGTCGATCGAGGATTGGTGAGTAAATATTATCGACTTGTGCACAACATTATGAAGGAGGACAACGTTGTTCTCTCTGTAAGCCGTAATGCTATGCGTGAATTAAACCTTGCTCGCCAGGCTATGGAGCCGGATTTCGCAGCCGGGGGCAAATACTCTCACTCAATGCTACGCGGTCATCTCGGCAAGTTCGATAAGCACGCTTTGCGCATTGCTTCAGTTCTTCACACAATCAAGAACTGGGATGGTGAATCACCGAACCGTTCCAACCGTGAGATTGACCTTGAAACAATGCAGGAAGCGATCATGATTTTCAATGAGCTTTCCAGAACCTATCTGTCGTCTGCCAGCGCCGCCGGGTATGCTGGTGATGAGGCTGAATCTCGTAAGCTGATTGATGTTATCACTGAGATCGCAAAGAAGAACAAAGGTCGCGCACCTATTCATAGCATTGTTGCAAAGTGCCGTAACGTTACGCCGTTCAACGGTCAACAAAAAGTAGCTGAGCGAATCGACAGCCTGCTGATCACGCTCGAAGAGATGAACTACACTTGCCGGATTGATGATATTGTTTTCATCAATCCTCGACTGATGGGTTAATAATATGCTTCTTCTTTTAGATCTGTTCAGGTTCTGCGAAGGTTACGACAAATACACTCGACAGCACATAGCGAAATTTATATACGCCCACAAGGAAAGTGAGCGATTTGCTAAGGCCGCCGGAATGACTCGCCGTGAATTTACAAGCGCGCTGTCTAAGGAGTTTTGCGCACGCTGCGTGACTGAGGGTTATCTTGATTGCAAGGGTGGATTTTACTGGTGCAAGGGAAAGATCAAGCGCCCGGTAATGATGAAGCTGATGTGTATTGATGGCTACAACAATCGATATACGTGGGAAATGATGCACATTGGAGAAATGAGTGATGAAGACTTGTTTGGCGAACGTAGAAACATTGATAGATCGGAACGTCGAATTGTGCGCAAGGCTCCAGCTTACGAAAGAAGAATTTGAGCAAGGATTACTTAGCCTACTGCTCACTTCGATGAGGGCCAATAACGACGGTGAGCACAATCTTTGCGATCAGGATGGGGAGTTGCTACTTCACGTCAAAAGGTACAAATAAGAAAGGAGGCTTACGCCTCCTTTTTTTCGTGCTTACGAATTAAAAAATAAAACAGCAACAGGACAATAAAAACTAGAATCCAGCAAACCACAGGATCGTACCAGCTTCCAGATTTGGTTACTGTGATGCTTTCAGCGTTAACCGTGTTGGCCTGAATGGTTGACACCTCCACGGACTTCTTGACGGATGAGTCAATCTTGCCAATATTTGAATCACTCACCTTCACTTCTCGCTTATCATCCGCCTTTGCTGTTACTCCTGCTAGTTGTTTTGTGTTCTCAGCGCCAACCTGCGCCGTAACATCCGGGGAGTCAGAAAGTAAACCACTCAGAGCAGATGCCGTCGAACAACCGGATAGAGAAATCACACCAACAGCAACCGTAATTGCAATGCACGTTTTCTTAAGTTTCATTATAGTTCCTTAACGCAATATGCGTATTCTTCAGCGCGCCGATTCTTGATCCCTCTCGACACTTCGCGCTTTTTGGTTTTTGGGTTGTAGTAGTATACCCATCGCCATAACTGATTACACGCTTCTTTGTGCTTGCGCTGATTGATTAGCTTAAGCATTGTAGACGATCCGAAAGCGCCAGTCCCAACGTTGAAAGTGAAGCTATACAGTGATGCGCGCATAGTTACCGGAATGTCAACCTTAACCTTCTTGTCAACGTATCGCTGAGCGACGCCGATATGTTTTATCAGCAATGCATCGCATTCTCGCTTAGTGTATTTCTTACCAGGTATGACGTCAGGCCCGGTTATTCCGCTGCATACGGTAGGGACTCCGGCGATATCGTAATAAACCTCGTATTCTATACCTTCGATCCGTTCCAGTAGGGTAGGTGTCAACGTCAAAGCGGCCCCGATTGATGCGCCTATAACGTTATTTTTTAAACTCATTATCTCCCCCTGATCTTAAGCGCCTTATTTAGATCGCCATCGTTTAACGCTTCCTGAATTGCCTTGCTATCACGATACTTCCAGTACGCTCCCCAGGCACCAAAAAGCAGAAAGCAAATGAATGTAGCGCCAGCAATATAAAGTTGCCCTGTCGCCGCCCCTACCAACGAAGCACCGCCAGTGCTTGACGTAGCAGCCGTTAAAAACTCTTTCATAATCTCACCATATATTTTTTGAACAAGTGAGTCGATTTTAACCTTCAAATTTATTTGACACAACGCAAAAAGGCCAGCATGTAAATCATGCCAGCCTGTAAGGTGATGAATGCTATTGTTAATCTATCTCAATAAATTCCAGGTAGTGACCGTTCAGAGGAGTCTGGATTGCTGAACCTCGCCCGTCGTAAATCTCAAATAATCCCCCACCGAAATCATAACCAACACTATAGATCTGATTTACACGGAATGGAAGTGTTTTGGAGTCATTTCGGATGCACTTGACTATCTTCATGATATAGCATCTCTGTTTTCGATGTGGTTACTATGCCGCACTTCTGTGGCGCGGGTTAGGTAAAAGGTGCTATTAGTATGTTCCACCGTGATTTGGGTGAAAATCATGAGTTACTGACCATTCAATCCTCTGCGCGCAAGCTTCCTCAAACGTGTCAAAGCTCTTGCACTTCTGCTTACCCATAATTGTTATGTACGCCCTCCACTTGTTATCCCTCTTTCTTGATACGCCAGTTACTCCGGTCGTGCTATCAATCCTTAACTTAACATTAACCATATTCTCTCTTCTTGGCTTACACTCAAGGTTATCGATCCTATCATCGGTGGCATTGTGATTCAGATGATCTATAACAAAACCATCTGGTATCTCACCATTAAACATCTCCCATATAACTCGAGATCTCTTATACGGCCTGTTCTTGTGAACAACATAGTGATAGCCGTTTTTGGCAACCCTTCCAGCAACATCCCCAATATTTACATCATGCCTTCTGCATGGCTTTACCTTGTGATATAGAACACCATCCCTATATTCGTAATGCTCGTGCCAGTTCATTGCAATCTCCTCTTGTTTCTATAAAACAATAATACCCGCTTTCGCGGGTACTGTTTTAACAAAAGGTGCTATTTAGAACATTTCAGGTCGACAAATGAATCGTCCAACCTCACCAAATTCCTTGTGATAGACAATCACAGCAGCTTGACGCTGAGACCTCCAACCGCCATTGGCAGAGTATGCGTCAGGACTTCCAAGCTGACCATGAACCTCATCAATACCCAAGTTTGTTTCTGTAATCTTTTGACTGTGCCAGTGACCGCTATGCGTGTAAACGTAATCACTTTGACCAAACAACTTACGAAAATCAGTTGCCATAACACTTAGTCGAGTATCTGCTTTTCGCATTTGATGCCCGTGAGTGTATCCAATAAGGGTCTTACCAAAGCTGGTCATCATCATTGCGGCAGGGCTAACATCAACATTTACGCGCGGCTCATCTTCATAAAATGCAGCAAGCGCAGCGCGCAACCAAACCATCCCTGATTCGTCGTGATTCCCACTTATTGCTTTAATATCAATAACTTGGTGCTTCTCCAGCATTCGAGAGACTGCGCGTCGTACTGATCGGATTGCGACATAAACAAGCTTAGCGTAACGACTGTCAGAATCTAAGTAATGGCCTGACGCTGGAGTCTTAGACTCCAAAGAGTCGTAATGTAGGAAATCGCCACCCAATACCAATACGGCATTCTTTGAGTTTGGCGCCTTATCTACAGCGTAGTCAAAGAACCCATTCATAACCTTCTCTGCTGTCGCTGTGTCGTAGTTTTCGCCGCACTCATGTTTGTGAGCAAGAGCACCAATGTGCAAATCAAAAACTGGATACATCGCAAGCGTGTCTTCATCAAAACTAACGTCAGGTGATTCAGATGGAATAGCCTTAGGCAACTCTGAACAGAATGCTTCACGCGCTTTTTCCATTAGAACCTCAAGGCGCTCATTATCAACTGATGTCTTAACCCAACGAATCTTCTCGTTACCTTCCGCGTCAATCATGGTTGACGTGCCTTTTACCATGAAGCCTTCCGGAACCATCTTAGCAACATGCTCGTTGCCGTGGAAGTGGCCTTCTTTTGCAAGTTTTGCGTGACGCGCCTCGACAGTGCGAATGTGCATACCGTACTTTTCCGCGATCTCGCGAAGTGTCAGGCCGCTCATGCGCTCTTCGATAAGTTGCTCGGTAGTGATTTTAGCTTGTGACATATTTTAATCCTTACATGATAATGAAATACATTACTGAAAATGAAATTAGCGGTGTTAATACTACAGCAAAATAAAGTTTCATGCCACAGCCTTTAACCAGAATCCTAGATCTGAAGATTTAAACTCAACGAGCTTTCCGTCAACCTCAAGCATCATACTGTTTCGGCCAGGTGAGTAGTAACCTATATGCAACTCCTGCTCAATACCGATAGTGCAAAGCACATTAACAAAGTCAGGTGGCAACCAGTCAGAGAAAGGGATTTGCTTAACCTGCTTTTTCCCGATCCATATTGCCTGGTATTCGTCCGCATTAATATTTAAGCCGGGAAGACTTGCCGTTTTTTGTGGATTTTCTTTCTCGCTCAATTCTCTTTCCCTCTTCGCGGTAAAACTCAAGTGATGGAGTGGCTGGAACTCTATGCATTTTTCTCGGCATATCTTCCATAAATGAAATCTTTCCGTTTGAGATGATGCTAACATCCTTTATATCGAAATATTTTGCTATTAGTGCTATATCGTCTGAGATTCCGCACTCCTTCGCGTGATCCCAAACCTCTCGTTTACCTTGTTTTTTTATCAGCATTGGTTAGTTTCTCCACGCTTTCAATAAAACACTCAACATCTTTGACTGAGCAGAGGTAATAAGCCATTTTAAGGAAGTTCATAGCAATATCCCAATCAAAGTTGCCACCTTTCTTGTCAGTGATATGAACAGCCATTTTTGCGGACTGTTGAGCGATATTGAAAAAGTTTGCGTTAATGCGTGCCATCTTCTTATTCCTCATTTCGTTTTGATGAAATAACTATACCCGACTTTCGCCGGGTAGTTTTAGCAATTAGTGCTGAACGATCATATCAGCTTTAAGTTCCTCTACGTCTCTCTGTATGATTGAAGGCCAATTCTCTATGTATTCATTTTTTATCTCATCGAAAGACATATCAAGAGAACTAGTGAACTCCCACAGATCGCAACCAATAACATCATTAGTCAATCCGTTTCGCTCCATAATCTCGCAGCACGTAGCTCGATAAAGCAGCCATAAACCTTGATCAGTTAACTTAACCGGAATCATTTTCTCGTTCATCATACTTTCCTCACTTTTGCGCGCTTGTTTTTCACCGAAGGGCAAATGCTTGTGATTGGGATATAGTGAGTTTGCTGCGTCTCACCATCTTTAAGTTCGCGCATGATAAAAATTACCGAACCTTTGTTATTACCATCTACGGCCTTTCCGGTTTCACCGGATATAAACGCCAGTCGTCCGGATCGAGCATACTCGTTGCCGTCAATATCCTCAGTCAAGTCAGCTTCAATCCAGATGATTTCAGCCGCGTGCTGTCGCGCCTCAGTAAACCACGCTGTAGAATTATCGGCAGGCAACAGAATATCAATCTGATTATTGTGCTCCATTTGCTCGATCGCCTTCTTGACGAATATATCAGGTCGACTATAAGGAGGGTTTAACCATACATGCTTGTTTTTACCCCACCAACGTTTTAATCAGTTTGTTTCCTGAGAATAAAACTTCTCGCAAACTTTATTTTCTTCGCTTGCCGCAGCGTCGAGATCGTATTTTCCATAACGCCCCTCAAGGTACGCAATAACCTCGCGCGGGGTTGACCATAAATCACGAACAACATCCGGCGTATTGGTTCCCTTATATCGACGGCCTGAAATCTCTTTGCATGTTGGAGTTTTTAGTGCCTGATAATAACCGCCAAACGCTATTGCTTCGCGAGTGAATGAGCAACCAGTTTCAGCAAAGTCGATAGTTTCGATATCATTAAAGTCTTTCATTTTTAGTCCTCTAGTGTTGGTGAGATAATAATGCCAGATTCCATTCCGGCAGTTTTAACAAAAAGTGCTATTTCATCATTTCGTAAATTGCGATCTTGAATTGCCCGAATCCGTATGCGACGGCAGAGAAGCCGCCACGCTCCCGGACCTTTTGGAGAAATTCCCTTTGCTTGTCGCTGACTGGTGACGCCTTTCCTTTGCCTGACTTATTAACCCGCTTAAGTTCGATTGCTGCAAACGGGTATCGTGAGTTAACACCAATCAGGATAACGAAGTCTGACACGCCTTTAAGTAATCCGGCCTGCTCATCCCTGAGCGCCGATGTGATTGTTTTTTCACCTTCATTGACAGTGTGCCAAAATAGAAGGTGAGGAAAATTGTATTTCAGCCAGGATACACAATCCACCTGATGAGCGTCCTCCTTTCGAGTGTCGCTTGGATCTCTCTCGTAAAATTCTAAATAATCACCTTTGTCTGTAATCATTCCGGGATATCCTCCATACCAAAGTCTTTTCGTGAGATAATATCTTCTTTCTTCTGGTTGCGACGATGAGTTACGCGCACCGGGTGAGCAATATGATGTGAGTATTGCAAAATCTTGATGGCGTTCTTCATTCCGATAAAGTATCGGCGCATTTTAGGATCCGATACGTGTGGCAATACACCTTTAGTTTTCCATATCGTACCGCAAATCTTAGAGTCAGACTCGGGGAAGAATTTTTCATACGCCTTGAACTCATCACCATCATCGTTAATAAGAGTGTATTTGTATATTATGCCTTTCTGGTTTTTGGTTAGCGTAACCTCAAAATTCTTTACTTCATACCAGTCATTCTTAGTGTACGCCTTACCGGATAACTTCAGGTTAGGATCGACAAGCGAAACATCACAACAACGACAGACTCGGGCCACAACGTCATTCTCTGCACCGCATCCTTTAACAAGGATTTTTCCGGTGCGCTCGTCAACCTGGTCCTCACAAATCTGAGAAGTCCAGAAATGATCGCAACGTTCACCATCAATGACATTAACGCATCGTCGAGCATAGAAGCTATTTACGCAACCGCATTTCGGACATGTTTTCGGATCTTTGCCGTTTTCAAAGCGCTTTTGGAATTGTGCTTGCTCAAGTATCGGATCGAAATAAAGCTGACCCAACTCATCCATCGTACCTGCGAAATCCCATACCAGATGGTCCTGCTTAACCATTCCATCAGCAACCTGCCAGGGTTTAAGCAGACGCATACCCCTACCCAAAAGTTGAATCAACAGCGTGAGCGACCCTATCTTGCGAAGTATTACGCTGAAATCCCAATTTGGAACGTTAACGCCAGTCGTGAGCGCCATGACCTGAAAGGTATATTTAATCTTTCCTGCCCTTACATCATCAAGAATCTTCTTGCGCGTTTTGGTGTCAGTATCGCCAGTGATGATTGCATAGGTGCTTCCTGGCGGAAGCGCCGCCGCCGCCTCTTTGCAGTGACGCACCCCAGCACATGTAATAAGAACAGCGTTACGCTCTTCGGCCTTTTTGGCGACCATTTGCATGATTCGCTGAGTCAGTGATTTATCATGAAGGATCTCATCTTCCATAGCCTTCATGTCTTTCTCTGTAAAGTCCTGCACTCCGTCCTCGCTCGACGCCTTGAACTTATCCAGATCGTAATGAACTCCGTCTGTTGAACCGAATATTGTCGGCACAACAGAACCGAACTCAATCAGATAGTTTGTGTCGATATCAGTTACTCGCTCACGCCAGAATCCCAATGCTTTCGGATTCTCTACCAGAATAGGAACTACGCCACGAAATTCAGATCCAGTCATACCAAATATTCTGAGATCGTGACCGTGAACCTTTTTACAGCGCCGCATCATTTCCATGATTACGATCGTGTACTGACTGCGCTTAGTCCCAAGCAAAGGTTTTCCATCATTACCAATCAGGGGAATATCTCCATCCATGATGATTTTTCCCTTCTCGCCCCTCATTTGTTCCATTGTTTCCTTGCCCTCAATGGCTTGCGCAAGGTCTTCCCAATCCACCTGGTGACATTCGTCGATCCCAATTACATGCGGGACGAAATCAGCAAGCTCATTGTCGAGGCCATTTGCAACAGTACCCTCTGAGCCTACCACGATAGGAAAATAGCAGGACTTAATACCTAATGAGGCTGAGAATATGGAGTTAGTTACCCCAAAGTTGTCAATCTCCTCGCTATCCTGATCGACAATCTCACCCTGGCGAGCCAGAACGAGCATTTTTAAGCCCATTTTCTGACACTGCTTTGCAACCATAGCAAAAATGATGGTCTTACCCGCAGATACTGACGCTTTAACAAAGAATGGATGCTCGTAATTTGATAGGCGTTTCGCGATCTCAGCATAAGCAACAACCTGGTACGGATAAGGAACAACCTCACCGACAGTGAATCGCTCCTGAGTTCGCTTTATATAGTCCTCGCCAAGTAATGCAATCTGCTTTTTAATGTTCATTGTCACGTCTATTAATCCTTTGAATCGTTGTAACGTTTACGCTATAATACACGGCATACAGTAAACGTTTTTAGCAAAAAGTGCTATAGGAGAATTAAGATGAGTATTCAACGTATCGCAGAGTCAACTGGTGAAATCGATAAACGTCACATCAATGGTAACAACGGAACACGACGCGGTAAAGATAAAAAGCCTCGACAGCGCTGCGGCTTCTATATTCATAAAGAAGAAACACGCGCCGGATTGCGAGCGCGACTTGATGCGCTTATCGAATATTATGGTGGCCCTGCGGCCTGCGCAAAAGCTCTAAAGGTTAGCAATCAGACGGTGCAAGGCTGGAAAGAACGCAACATGATTTCGTGGCAAGGTGCTGAAGCTGCGCATCGTGCTTACCGACGACAGGGGTGTAAAGGATTTCGTGCCGCATGGTTGCGATTCGACCTGAAGTTTGACGGTAACGGCAAGTGCCTTGAGAAGCGATGCAAGAACAAGAAATTTATGCGCGTCGTGAAGAAGGAAGATATCGGGACGACCAATAGCATTTTTAGTTAAAACAAACGACGCGTAGCGGGTTAACATCCTTCTACGCGTTTTTTATTTTGGAGATCTGGAAGTGAACGAAGAATTTATGATGTTTCAGAAAGAGGACGTTTTGCCGTACATGAAGGGGTTATGGCGCGAGGCTTTCCAATCAATCTGCGGATTGCCGAATGATGTTTTTAATAAGAAACACCAACCTTGCCCTAACTGCGGGGGTAAGGACCGCTTTCGCTGGACTGATAACCTTAACACTCCGGGCGACGGCGGTGCGATCTGCAACTCATGCGGTAACGACTCTGGAGTCGGTTGGTTGATGAAATTAACTGGTATGCCGTACAGCGAATGTATAAATATCCTGGGAAGATTTCTCGGCAAGGTTCCGCAGGAATACATTGTCAAGGCCAACAAAAAAGCGCGAAGAACTCCGGTAGCTGGCGTCAACGTTATGATGGCAGAACACGAGGCAGTGATGAAAGTTATGGAGCGCACAGAGAAGCGCATAAACACACCTCTAAGCATGTTTGAGTCGCTACCTACTGAATCATTCGACGTTGGCGTAAAACGTCGAGAGGATGGCGGCGAGAGTGTATTTCACACCATACCATGTCAACTTGTACACGAGGACGGTATTGATGAAGAGTTTTGCAATATTTTGATTATTGATGAGGAGGGTAGGGAGTCATTTTATGCAAAGAAATACACAAGTTGCTCGGTTGCCGTGACTGGTAAAACTGAAAAAGCGATCTACTTATGCCTTAATTGGATTGATGCTCAGCATATTGCATTTCACACAAAGCAAGAGGTATGGGCCTGCTTCACTCCTGAAAATCTAGAAATGGTTGCGTACAGATACAAGGGAGATCGGGAGGTAAGGGTGGCGTGCGAACCATCTGATAAAGAAACTTTATACATGGCAGACGACAGACAATTAAAAATAATCATCCCGAATCAGGGAGGATACCGCTCAGGAATGCAAGCTAAGTTATTCTCAGCAAGTGATCTACTATAACCGCCTTCGGGCGGTTTTTTATTGCCCGTTGCAAGACTCATGGCGCGATGATAAAATCTGTGTTTAGCAATTCGTGCTATTTACTTAAGGAGTTTATATTATGGCTTTATATCGACGCGGTACTGCATCAATGGATGCAGACGGAACGGTTCACGGAACCGATACAAAATGGAAAGACCAGCTTGCTCTTATTCGCGTAGGTGCAACTATCGTGTTCCTTGAGCAACCAATTAAGCTAGCTGTGATTAGCGATATCGTTAGTGATACAGAATTAAAGGCTATCTCTACTGATGGTCAGACTGCCGATGACGGTAAGTATGTGATCCTACTTAATGACTCTCTAACCGTTAACGGATTAGCTCAAAACGTCGCCGAGACTCTTCGATACTATCAAAGCAAAGAGACTGAGATTGCGGCAGCTATAGACCTGATAAATCAGCTTGATATGAATAAACTTGAGCAAATAGTTGCTGATATGAATAAACTTGAGCAAATAGTTGCTGATGTGAATCAGGCGAAATCTGATTCTCAAGCTGCGCAAAATCAGGCTGAATTAGCGCGTGACGCAGCCAACGCTGCACGCGATGCAGCGGTTAGCGCAAAAGATGCAGCAGCAGTCAGTGCGCAGGAAGCAAAGGACGCAGCAAATAGCGTTGACGCTGAAAATCTTTTAACTAAGGATGGCAATCTAGCTGGTCTTGAGGATAAAAAAGAGTCAAGAAAAAATATTGGGTTAGGTGAAAATGATGCTGTTAACTTTCTTACTATTAACACCACTGGCGCTATAGGTGCAGGAAGGAATTCATGGGACGGTTCTAGCTGGGGTAGTCAGTCCATATTGTCATCATTGATGATTATGTCACCTGATGGAATATCTACGCCAGGTATTTACGTCAGAAAAGAACGTAGCGATAATGGTTATGCTGGGGCTTTATTATTTTATGAGGGGGCAAACTACTTCGAGACTAACAATAGATTCAGAGCTAATCAGTTTTTATGCCAGAAAACATCTATGGGTTACAACCAGATGTGGTCTGCTTCATGCTTCCAGGGTAATGCTTACACCGCTGATAGTGGTGCTGAAAACTATCAATCACTTATTGCTGGATCGTGTGACACCAGAGGTCAGGGATACGTTGGCGGCGTAGCATTTGGCATGATGACTACGGGTAATCCTGAATGGCCCAGGGCACAAATATCAGTAGGCACTCAAGATAGGGATGGAGCAGGCAATATTGGTCTGCAAATGCATTTCAGGTTTATGGCTTCAGGGCAAATATCTTACGCTGGACCGCAAGGGGCTGGAAGTTTCCAACAGGTTCCGGCATCTGACAGAAATATAAAGCACGGCATAAAGGATGATGAATCAAGCATTGCATACAACAACATAAAATCAATGAGATTTAGGAACTTTATATTTAACGATGATGAGCAAGAAAGGGTAAGGAGAGGTGTTATAGCTCAGGAGATAGAAGAGATCGACAATCTATATGTTAAGAGAAGGGTGTATGAGAGCCACGAGCTAAACGGGCCAAAAGTTGAAAGGCTTGAGCTTGATACAACTCCTTTATTGCTTGACACTATGAGAGCTTTACAGGATACAATAAAGAAAGTTGAAGAGTTACAAGAAGAGATAAAAATGTTGAAGTCCAAATGATAAAATCCCCGCATTGCGGGGATTTTTGTTAGAACGGGATATCATCATCGAAAGTTGATTGAGGATTTGGCTGTGGCTGTGATTGCGTTCGCTGTTGTTGCTGCGGTGCTCGTTGTTGATTGCTTTGCCCTCGTTGACTAAATACCAACTTCGGGAAGTCTGCCGCTTGCAGAGAGTTATAAACCGTTCCGTTATGCTCGCGTGAATAAATCTTCAGAGATTCGCAAGATACTGAAATTACCCGACCCACCTGAAACGCTTCACGATACCAATCAGCAAGGCCAGGCTTTCCACCGTCGCTAAAAAAGAATGTGTAGTTGGTGTATTCACGATCGCCATCACGAGGCTTATAGCTTTCTGCCAGTTCGATGATATAAGTATTGCCGCCGTTACGTTCAAGAATCTTAGGTTCTTTGCGGATCTCGCCAGTGATAATATGCATTATTTCTCTCCTAAAATTTATGGGCGACCGAAGCCTCCCTGATGATTATTCGAAGTTGGTGATTGATTGAGATTGTACAGGCTTCGCGCTCGTTGCTTCAACCTGTTTTTTCTGCTCCGGTTGCGCCGGGCGAATACCACGAGCTTTACCGATCTCAAACTTAGCCTTAAGTGCGTTGTAGTGATCCTGAATGATTGACTTGCTTGCCGTGTCCGTCTGGCGGTAAGCGTTAGCCCATACCTCTTTCAGTGATTCGATATCTTCACACGCATCAAGTTCTTTTTTCCAGTCCTTGACAGATTTCACTGCAAGCTGAGCATCGTCATCACTCTGGCTAATCCCCAGCGCTGCGGCTAATGAGTAACGCCGCGCATACGTCATCGCTGAGCCTACACCTTGAGGATCGCGCTTTGCAATAGGCATCATCATGAAGAACTTGGCCCATTGCCCGGATTTGTGAATCAGCATCGTTTCAAGATGGAAGGTTGTTTCCGTGCTGGTGTCCAGCATTGATTGCAGGATCATAATATCGTTATCGGTGAGCGCCGGGCTAACGGCCGCCATCATTGCATCAAGGGTTGCGTATGAATTTTTCAGGTGATTGTTTTTTGCGTCCTTCTTTGCTTTAGCAAATTTGTTGCGAGCATTGAACAGTGCGGGAAGAATTTCGTTTGTTTCTGGTGATAATTGCATCTTAACTTCTCCTGATTGGTGTATGAGGTGCATTATAACACCTCATTAATTATTTGTTTAGCTATTTGTGCCGTTTACTTATTTTGGTAACGCACCCATGATGGCGTTTCAAGTTCAATCTCGCTTGCGTCGCCAGCGTACCCAGGCCAAACATCCATTTCAGAGCAAGCCTTGTAAGTGTGGACTACGCTAACATACTGGCTACGACCGATCCTGATTTGCTCCATAGTCATACGGTAAGCAAGTGCGATGTAAGGCTCTTTTTTCTCCTGAGCCAGCAATCGAACTACGATCGGGATATATTCCGGGAAGTTGCCTTCAAAAGCGCCAGCCTGGATTGCGCGTCGTAGCAGATCATGCTGCAAGGCCATTTTCAGATAATACCCGTGATTGTATGCCAGTCTCGGGAACTCTAACGGGTTGGCGCTCATTGTTGTTTTGAAGTCAGTGATAATCAGTGCTTCAGGGAAAATAACATCTTCGAATACCGGATCTCCATTCTCATCAGTGCTTCAGGGAAAATAACATCTTCGAATACCGGATCTCCATTCTCATCATAACCAGTCAGGACACGACCTGGAACATTCTCTTTGTAGTCCAGATGGTCAAGTCGAACCTTAACCTTGACGCCGGATATCTCACCGAAGATTGAAATCTCACGCTGCGCCGTTTCACTGTTGATGCACGCTTCGTGATCAGGATTTTGTTCAAGGATTGCTCTCATCTTCATGCAAGCGTCGTATTTGTCAGCGTCAACCAATTTCTTTCCTTCAGAGCGCGCCTCTGCTTCCGCAATCAACTCGATCAGATATTGGACGTTTAGCTCTTCACCGCAATCAACCATCATCTTGATGAGGTCCGGGTACTGCTTACCGGATGTACCTTTCAGGCCGAAAGATTTTAATTTTGCAGCCAGTGCGGCTTGTGACGTAATCAGATCCTTGAACTCTGACGGAGCCGGACAACGTGCATACGTTGCAGTAAACAGATCTCGGCTCTCAAAGTTGGTATGCGACTGAGTACCAAACTCCAGCGCCTTCGTTGTCTCATTCTTCTTGAATCTCCAGTTAGCCGGGCAAGTCTGATAAATTTCTGCAAGGCTAGAACCGCTTACATACTCTGCCGCCCAACCTTCGTTGCTATGATACTCGTCATTAGAAAGCTGACTTGATGTGAACACCTGGAACATTGCGTTTATCTCCCTCGTTTACGATGAATCCATTATAGCCATTAACAGCGTTTAGTCAATCGGATACATGTAATTGGTGTGTAATAGCGTGTCTATATCGCTCAAGTTACAACCAGCATTAACGGAATCAATGGCTTAAGTCTATTTTTATGTGATGTCTACTGTGTAATACTTGTAACCGCTTTTTCTTAGAAATACAGGGATAGCTACAAGTAGAATCCATATTGATTAAATTTTGAACATATATGATAGAAATTTGACGAATCAATCAAATCACCAGTTACACGATAGACAACTGTTACACAACAATAATTATATATATAAAGCTAAAATTAAATATTATCTATCTATATATATTATATAGAGTTTTTATCATATCTACCTGCGTTCGGATTGGGTAGATTTTGTAACACCATCTCCAGTTACAAAAATAGACACCCGTTACACGAAAAAAAATTGTAATTGCGCTATTGCAATAAAAGTAAATGCGACATACAATGCAATCACACTAACGACGAGGACATGCAAATGAAAAAATTAATCACCATTATTGCTGCGGCATTCATCCTGACTGGTTGCTCATCGATGCCTGAGCGCACTTGTACTGCGATTTATGAATCAGGTGACGCAGAGTACTCGGTTTCCGTTTTTGGATCAAAGATGCGCGGTGATGAGATGCTGTTACGTGCTGGGTATCCATTCTCATTCCATTACGTATCAGAGAATAACTTCAAGTCTCACGATTGCTCGATGTAAAAGAAAAGCCCCGAAAGGGGCTTAGTCGTATGCTGCCGTTTTTATTGCTGTTATAATATTTCCATTATTCGTGGTGTTCAATATCCGACCTGCCGCAGTGGTTGCTGCTGCATTTATTCTCGTTGTGCTCCCGTTGTATCTGCATGAACTGCCTGCTGTTGAGTTTCCTATTATGGGTTGCCCAGTTGGCAATCTGCCGATAACAATTTGATAGTTGCCAAGTATAGTTGGGACAACTGCGTAGCTTCCGCTGAGTGTTGCGTCTATGTTTAGCCCACCGCCAGCGTACCCAGGAGTGCCGATTGTAACCAAATCACTAAGGACTTTTGTCTCATTTGTCAGCACTAGCTTTCCTGACGCATCCCATATTGCCATACCCCAGCTCGGTAGTGACTGCTCAAATATGGCAAATATGTAATATGTTAGCGTGTATGATTGGTTTGCTGGATTTGTCCCCCTTATATAAACAGTTCCAACATTGGGTCCGCTTCTGAAAGTAAAGGCTGAAAGCGCGGTCCCCTGCTGCGTGTTTGTTGTTTTGCAAAAAGCTATAACCGGAACACCTGTAGGTATCCGAACATATCTCTCCGCAACCTGTGAACCACTAACCTTTACTGATTGAATTTCCCCTTTCGCATATAAGGCGAATGGCGTGGATAACGGGGTTATGAATGGGTTTCCGTTTACATCTATAAAAGCACCGTATGACATTAATCATTCTCCAGATATGCTATTAAGTAACAGTTTGATGATGGATACACGTTTGGCCCTGGTGAGTTTGTTGGCGTTACTGTTATCGTATTACCACTAGCAATAATTTTCCTGCCAGGCCCACTAATGGCGCCATCGTCAAGGCTTATAACGTAATTCACATGCATACCAGGAGGAACTTGATAGCTGAACGATGCTGAATTCTGTCCTGCTGACAAAAAGTTCCAACCAACAACCGTGATAGGCTTAATTCCATAGTTATTATAAACGCCATTTGCGTCCCAAGTTGATATACCGTACGCCATAATAAATCCTCCAAAAGAAAAGGGCATCTCTCGATGCCCTTGATATTACCATGAACCAGTCAACCTGCCAATCTGAACCCTCAGGCGACCACTCGCATCCCTAACAGATATTGTGGTATTAGTTTGCTTCATTGCACCCTCAGCGTCACTTCCGTAGTTTTCTAATGTTCCACCCTTGTCAAGTATCCAGCCAGCCTTGTTAACGACATAGTTATTCGATTGAATAACATTACCAATCATCGCATTCGTGATGAATCCGTTCTTAATAATGGCGCTATTAAGAATCACCTGATTACCTTCAACAACGAAAGGATACTGAGTCTGACCGTTCATCCCTGTCATGATTGCAAATCGCGACGCCTCGAATAGAATTTGCGCCTTAACAGCTGCGCCGGAACCAATCAGAGACATAGCCATGCCTGCGCTATATTCCTGTCCGTTGTATTTCAGACCCAGCTTGACGCCGTACATTGCCCCGGTAGAACTGGCATTGCTCCAAGAGTCTAATTTTTGAGCAAGTGCCGCCTCGTTATCCCCAAGCCGCGCGCTAAGTGTTAAGTCAGCTTGCGTTCTCGCCTCAGTCTCGTTTGCTATAGCCTCTCTGATATCAGTCAAACTTGCCTGAATATCATCACCAATCTCTGCCCTGAGTTGGTCAATTTCACGCGATAGCGCTCCAGTCTCAGTTGCGATAACTTCACGCAATTCGCTATTGCTTGCACTAATCTGATCACCAAAACTTGCCCTTAACTGCTCAACTGCTGTTACTCGCGCCTGAGTCTCATCAGCAATAAGTTGCAGTGATTTGGTGTACTCTGCTTTTCGTTTTCCGTTCTCCTTCTTCATGTAGATCGCGTCTTTGTCATTAGCTAGAGCGTTCTCAATTGCTGCCTCTGCGTTCGCTGCGTTCTGCGCCGCGTTGTCGGTTGCGTTATCAACAAGCCACTCGTAACCCGGCGAGTTTTCGATATCGACAGAAATCTCCCCAATGATATCGTCAACGTTTGTTGATGCCATACCTCTGACAAAATCAGTCCACTGAGACACGTTACCGATCCTATCAACCGTCCTTACCCGATACCACACAATATTCCCTCCAGGCATCGGTGAGTGATAATACTCATGCTGCGGGTACGGAATCAAAGAAAGCAAACTTGCGTTATCCACTGTTCCATCTGGTGACTGTTGCAACTCTGTATAGGCCGTATCTCCAGAACCATCAGAGAACCCCCATTTTGTACGGATACCAAAAACAACATCATCTGTAGCTGTAAGGTTAATCGGCCTCCCTGGCTCTCCTTGCTTGCCTGTCAACGTCGCTGCGACGATATTTGACCAGCCGGAAGTTGTACCAGAACCAGCGACGGAGCGAACGCGAACCTGATAGTTGCCAGCGTAAATACCTTCAACGTATACCTCTTTGTTTGCTGTCTGCGGTACATTTTGCCAGTTGCCGTTATCCTTTCGCCACTGGACGTCATAGAAAACTGCGTACGGCACTTTATCCCAGCTAACAATCATCGTTTCTACGCTCATCCCCTGGACGATTCGTGACTCTGAGGACACTTGCACGTTTTCCGGTCTAGGGATCTGATCTGGTTCAACGATGCTCGTCGGTCGGTCGTCGATATTAACTCCGTAATCAATCTCATCGTACTTGTTAGGATCGTACTCCACCGCCGTTATTTTGTAGGTAAATTCCTCATCATCATCGCCCTTATCGATTTTTGTCACGACGTACTGCTGTAACGCAATGTCGGTGCGGTCGATAGCGAATACCGTGTTAGGCTTCACAGGAAAGCCAAAGCCAATGTTAACCTCTATAGTCTTACCATCCGCACTAACACTTGATATTGTGCGCTTCACGGGCTTGCCATCTGGCTTATTTACGATAATAAAGTCACCCGCGCGTGCATCCACCCGGAGCGGCAAGAAAATCTGACTACCGGATACTTCGAGCAAGCGCCCTGATAGGTTCATCGTCAAGTTACTTGACCAGAAGTTATCAGCTATTGCCACAACATCTCCGATTGTCGGAATCATACCCTCAAGTCCGGTAGCGAAGTTTACCGTAGTGCTGCGGAGGTTAGTTTTCAGAATCCATCTCCCGCGTCGGTTGGCCTCGCTTCGACGTGTGCAGCCGATCGCTGTAATGCTCGTTACGTTGTTCCCGAACCGTAGAGTAGCCTCACGATCGAATACTGGCTCAACGTCCTGCTGATACATGTTTTGCTCGTCGTCAAACATCACATTACACGTCGTGTACATGCTCTTTTCGCTTGCAAACGTGTAGGAGAAGTCACCATTAACCACGTTGTCGTTAGTGAAGATGTACGCAGGCTCACGCGGCCTATCGATGATTACCGAAATGCTTTCGCCATTCCAAAAGCTCATACCTCGAAAGATTGAGCAAATATCTCGAATAACCTTGTAAGCGTCAGTCTGAGACTGGATTATCACGTCGCAAAGGTATCGAGGTTCCGTCCCGCCCTTCCCATCAGGAACCATCTGATCGCAATATTGCGCAGCCTCGTAGAGCGCCCATTTATCGACAGCGATACCAAGCTCTTTCTGATCCAAGCCGTAACGCTGATTAATCATCAGGTCATAAAGAACCCACGCCGGATTGTTCGTCCATGCTTTTTTGAAAGTGCCATCCCAATTGCCGTTGTATGTTCGCGATTCTGGGTCGTAGTTCGACGGAACGCTTACAATCTTCCAGCGCTTACGAATTGAGATCGTAGGTAACTGGTTTGGGAACATCTTCGAATCGAACTCTACGAAAAGAAGACCAGTCAGAGGATATCGGAATTTGGCATCAATGACCTCGGCATAGCTTCTTACCTGGATTGCATCAACGACATTCGAGTCATTGGAATCAGGCGTCTTTCGAACAACTCTGAATATTACCTGATTGTTGAAGTTAGGCAGGTTTACGCGACGGCTTCGATCATAACCTGACATTGTTTTACCTTCGATTACGTCAGTAAGAACAGTCTCAAACGAACCGCCATCAACCGCTTGCTGCACCTCGTACTCAACTCGAACGCCGTTTTTATCACCATTGCTTTCAATTCGTACACCTCGAGGCATAAACATTTTGATGCGTATTGCCGATAGTGTTTTATTGGTTACTGAGATCGTGTATGGGTTATCGGTAGTAACCTCACGATTTACAGTTACCTCACTTGAGCTATCTTCCATGCCCTTGATGTATTCCTGCGTCTGAGTTCCCGGCCTGAACTCAGCCCTTACCCCTTCGAAGTTGAATGATCCATCCTCGTTTTGCACCGGAACTGAGTTAAACATCAACTGCTTTAGGCTGAATGTTTCGTCAATTTCACCATCAGATACAGCTAACAGGATCTTGATTTTGTTGATTGAGATTAGATTGTCCTCCATCTCAACTGGGTTATGAGGCTTCTGTGACCCACCTTTAGATCCGCTTATCACTTTTTGAATCATGATGTTTACCTTTTTGTGCTATTTATCAGTGGACTCATTATACAGGCGAAAAAAAACCCGCGCAAGGCGGGTTAATTTTAACTCATATCCTCGGCATAAGAACCTGCTGAGAAAGTTGCGCCACCTCCGGCGCGATATCCATACGGGACCGGGAGAGGGTATCCCGCCGCCGTCGTATTGACAGCACCGCCGAACGCGTACGAAGGTTTATTCTTGCTTGATTGAACTTCAAAGTTTGCGCCACCCGGCTGCGGTGAAATCATCTGCATCACGCCGCCCAGCACCATAGCGCCGCCCATCATAAACAGAGAAGAGGACATTGTGCCCATTAAAGCCAGAGACGCGCCGCCAGTATAGAATGCTGCAACCATTATTGCCGCGCCCAATACAACCTGAAATAGACCTCCTGTCTTAGAGCCAGTAGGGATCGGTACGATTCTTATCTCTTTCGCGCACTTGAATTTTTCCTCTTCATGGTGTCCCACGTTAACGCCATCCACAAATATTGAAAACTTGCTACGAGATCCTACCTCGCTTTGCATGTATTCTTTAAATCCGTCCACCTGACTGGATAGCGCCCGTATGGCTTCCGGGTAAGAGTCAACAGCGTAACGGTGAAAGACGCCGAAGCGTCTCCCAAGTGAACCTGACAATTTAATTACTTTTACATCATTCATAATTTAAGATCCTTATGGCGAACGATTAAAACAGTATGATCCTGATACCATCCGGAATAAATATCACGACGAGATAGCTTGCCGAAGGCATGATGCAAGATCTGATTATCTCCCAGGTAAATCCCTGCATGGTTCCATACCGGAACGTTTTGCCCTATCTGCATGATTACCATATCACCGAATGACGGATTATTCTGATCTGGAATCTCAACGAAGCCATCCTGCTTGTAATAATCCTGATAGAGATTAATTCCGTACTCAGGTTTCCACCATTCAAAATTCAATCGGCGATCGCGCAATTCTACGCCGTGCTCTTTGTGCCACGCCATAACAAGACCGTAACAGTCGAATGATCCTAATGACCACGGACGACCAATCAGAGGCAATTTCTCCGGCTTCACAAATCGCATATCCCCTTCCGGCACGCTAACAATAATCCAGGTAACTTCCATCTCGTTGCACATGCACGTATCGTGAGCGCTTGGTAGAGTTGTAGCCCCGTCTCCTGTGTGGCTGTGAACAATTGCTATTGTTGTTGATTCCGCATCGTCCTCAATGCAAGCGTATTGTACAGCATCCATCATGAAATGATTCTCGGGATCGCGGTGTACATTATCAACGCGATGGTATTTTTGTACGCGGCCCTTTTGGGTGACTACCCCACAGCATTCGCGAGGATATTCTTCTTGAGCGTGAGTCATAATTTCAAGTTTAATTTTTGCACTAATCATTGATTTTTCCTCTGTAGTGAAGCGACTGCGCAACCGCCAAAATCCAATTCATTGTTTGCGCCGAATCTCAGGCGGCAGGCCGTTACCGTTCCCGGGCAAAAATCCAGCGAAGGATCGTCTACCGGATTATTGTCTTTATCGAAGTAACCATTTTGCCCGTTGTATCCGCACCCCTTCCCGGTTTTATACCATCCCCTCTGCGCCCAATAGCAAACGCTTTGAGTTAGTCGTGACGGTATCATGATTCCATCCATATCATAAGGAGACGTTAGATCGAACCTGGCGACACTCTTATCGACATAGCTCGGGCGTTCGATATAGTATACCAGTTTTCGGTAAGCTCCGTCAGCGATTGAGCCGTTAGGTTGAATTAAGTCCTTTTGAGTGATCCAGATAGTCACCTTAGCTTGCATTAGTCCGTTATATGCACGAATCATCGCAGATACGCGACTATCGATGTTTGCCACCGTTAATTGTGGCTTTGTGGCCTTGCCGGAACTGTCGAACGAGATCCCGGATATACCGAAAGGTCGCGCGCCGTATTGCTCGCCACGGAAGGTGATTTCTTTCGGCGGTAGCGTTCCGGTTTGCTGTGCCTGCATGATTTCTTCTGGAGTGTACTGGATATTTTCCCCGTGGAAACGGTACACCTGAGCGCCGAACTTGCTGCCATCAACTTCAATCAGAGTGATTATCTCTCCAGGGTATAGTGATTGAAGGCAGTTGTGAAACAGGCTCTTCCCGCTTTCTTCATCATAAAGTTTTTTGTTTTCGCTCATTGTCTTTTCCTCTTGTTTAGTTGCAACCATTCTACAGCTACAAAAAAACCCGCGCAAGGCGGGCTTTTGTCATGAAGTGCTATTCCATAGATGTAAACTGCTCCATAAACGTGACATTAATTTCCATCACGTCGCGTGATACTGGCTTCGCGCCCAGGCTGTTAGGCTTAACAACCCATATTCCGATCTTCCCGTCCGGCGGCGTCCATGCGAAAGGTTTAATGCGGTGAGAATCACAGAAGTCGTAAACAGCCATGAAATCTTCCCCAGCATAGACAACTGAATACTCGCGTCGCGTGGTGTTAAATCCAGAAGATGCAAGCTGCATGTGGCCGTTTCCAAACTGTATGGATCTGTCATTGTTGGTAGTGGTAAGGGAGCCGCCGCCCCCTTGAACCTGCGTACACCAACTGAAAGTGTCAAGTGTCGCCATTATTAGCCTCCTGTTTTTTCCTGAATGTAATTGTAAACCTCTCCGCCCTGTGAACAAGACTCTCGAATCATTTTTTTGAACATCATTTCTACGCCCTGAGAAATTCCTCTCGGATCTGAACCGTTGTCAACTTTAACCTCCATACCCCTAACATCAACGACCGTCCCGCCTGCTGATTGGTTCACTGCCTTCGGTGCGGATTTAGATGCGTTAAATCCAGATGTTGCAACACTACCCGCAGCGGCAGCAAGCGAGGTAACAGCGACGCCTGAAGATAAAGACCTAAAACCAGAGACGGCAGGCGTAGGAGTTGCCTGTGATACCGCAGAAGCACCAGGCGACACCCCTCCAGCAAAGCTCCACGTCTTACCGCCCATCATGCCTGAGATCGTATTGAAGATTACCATTTGAGCAATCATCTTGATAATCATGCTAATGATGTTTTTCGCAAAGTCCTCAAAATTTGCCTTACCTGTAGTCAGGAATTGGGTCATCATGTCACTCATTCCGTTAAGTGAACTTGACGCGATATCATACACATTGCCGTACATATCCATTGCAGAATCGCCGTAATCTGCAAATGCACTTTCAGCACCTGCTAACCAGTCAGAACGCTTGGCATCTTCCGCAGCATAGTAATCATTTTGTGCCTTGATCATGTTCTGGAGTTTTTCATCTCCTTCGCTGCCACCTGCATTAATATAATCAGTAGTGATCTTAGCCAACTCAGCTTGCCTTTCCATTTCTCGGGTGCTCATCCCTCGAGACGCGTTTAGCTGTTCTGTAGCTGCCGTCATCTCATTGACAAACTTCAGAGATTTATCGGTAAGATCATTCAACTGTTGTTGCTTAACAATCTGATCGCCAATCTCGGCCTTCTGTTTCGCAAGCTCAATAACTCTCTCCTGACTTGCCAGCAACGCTTTTTCTTCCGCAGACAACTGACGCTTAGAGCTGGCTTCACGAAGAACAGCAATCGTAGCCTCGGTAGTAAACAGCGCCTTTCTCTGCGCGGAAAGTTTTTGACCGATCTCCTTATGCTCCTGCAATACCTTAAGTTGAGCCTTGAGTGAAATTAACTCCTTGTCGAATTGCTCTGTCGGTGAGCGTACAATTTTCGACTGCTTATTTCTTTCTCGGTTTCGCTTCTCGATCTCTTCTGCTTCTTTCCTTATTGCCTCCCTAGTTTCCTCACTGTACTGCTTTTCAAGAGTTCGACGCTGCTTCATCGCTTCAACGTATCCCATCTCGCCTTTTTCTACGCGAGCGTTAATAGCATCAAGCTCTGAAGCCAACTGGTCGTAGTTGTCGCGAGAACTTTTTACGATGTTCTCCTGCTCCTTCAGCACATCAGCGCCGAAATCACTCATTCCAGGTAGTGACTGAGTTGCCTTTATGGCTGAGGCGATAAAGTTTGAGATGTACTCATCACCCTTCGCAAGAATCATTTTAACCTGAATCACTGTACCCTGAACAACGTCGACAATCAGGTTTAGCGCCCCGAGTGTATGATCACCAACCCATCCCCACGCGTCCGAAGCCCATTGTTTAATATCGCTCCACATCTTTTCCAGAGGAGTAGCGTTATCCGCGATCGACTTCATTCGCTTTTCCATTACGTCTGCGAATAGTTTGGTAGCCTCTGATACTGCCTCAGTTTCTCCTTTCGTCCGGCTTAATGTATCGATATAGGTAAGTTGCCCTTTTTCAAGGAAATTATATTGCTCGTTTAACTTCTTCAGGCCTTTTACCGGATCGCTTGCGATTTTGTCGAACTCAGAAATAATTTGGCTTGCTGATTTTCCTGTTGACGCTGACCACTCTGCGGTAGCCTTAGTGATGTTCTGGATCTGCTCGCGGGTGTACTTACCAGAACTCGCCAACTCCGTTACAATATCGCGAATACTCCCAATGGTTGAGTTGCTTGTCTGTGCGATCTTTTTAGACACTGAATCAAGCTCTTCAGCCGTAACACCTGCATAACCGCCAGTCTCAATAAGCGCATTCTGAATATCAGTTATTGACTTGTAAGAGTCATAACCAGCTTTCGCCAGAAGACCTAACGAGCCAACGAGAACGCCAACCCCTGCTGTGACTGGATTAATATAACTCAGCAACACTTTAAACGTATTACTGATCCCGCCGAACGAGTCCTTGATTTGACCGCCTTGCTGGATGGCAACCATCCAAACTGGCATGCCGGATGCAAGAGATGTAACGACGTCGGTAATCTGTGCAGGAAGCATTCGCATTGCCTGCCTGTATTCCCCGGCGCTAATACCTGCTGCATTCATAGCCCGGCCTTGATCTTTAAGTTTTGCGATTAGTGGTGCTGCTTCTTTCGATAAACCAAGCTCAGCCGCTTTCAGTTCCATCAATTCAGCATGAGTCTTGCCGATCGCGTTAACTTGACCATTCAGGGCATCCATGAACGCCTTGCTTCGTGCTGCCGCCTGCTCTTTTGCTTTCGCTTCCTGCAATGCCGCCTGACCTTCTTCCGTAAGCATAGCCCGGCTGAGAGCAAGTTTTGCGTTTTGCAGATCCAGCATTTCACCCAAACGGAAAAATGTCTCATCTGGAACGACTCCCTGCTGCCAGAGTTTATCAAGCTGCTGAGATGCAATCTTCAACCTTTCCATTTTTGATACTGTAGGATCGATTGCCTTCTCCACGGCCTCATACTCTTTTCTCTGACGCCTGAGTTGTTCAGCGTGTTCTTTGGCCTTCTGTTTTGCAACCTCTGACTCATTGATTAAAGAACCCATAGAATCAGCGGCCTGGTCGTTGGCCTTTGAAAACTCTTTCAGTGACTTGACGGCGCGCTGCACTGTTGACACATCAACGTCAAGCGACAGACCTGCTACCTTATCAACCATATAACCCCCTATATACGAAAAAACCGCCAAACGGCGGCTTAGTTGTTTTGCTTAGCAATCATTTCAAGCGCTTTCGCTTCCATGATCCTAACGTCCTGCAATGCCAGTTCTTCATCTTCTATTTTATAGATTTTGAACAACATAGGCAAAACATTATAGTCAAGACCATAAGCTCCAGCGCCTGAACTTCTCCACTGAGTGAGCATTGACGTAAAAACATTCCACGCCTTCACCATTTCAGCATCGCCGATTATCGTTTCCGGTTCCTCGCCTTCATAGTCAGAAAGACTAAGACCAACCGATCGCAATTGCTCTTCTGTCGGCGGTTTCTGATATAACAGATAAACCGCCCTTTTTAGTTTTTTGCGCGGTGTCCGGCGAGCGCCTTGATGTAAGTTGCCGTCAGATTGTATGCTGCGGAAGGATAATACTGTACCAGTTTACGCGCATTCTCTTCGTTAAATTCTTCTTCCAGATTCCAGCCTGACGCGATCTTAGTGATGAAATCGCTATCATTCATTTCGCCCTGCTTCGCATACATATCTTGCACTTCTTTACTGGAAAGGTGGCGTACTGTAAAAATAATAGTCGCATCCTCGCCGTTTGGCATGGTGAATGTCACCGGAAGTTTGAAGTCTGGAAGTTGGCCCAACACGAAATTGAATTTAGCCATGATGTTTCTCCTGATTGGTTGATAGCACTTTTTGTTAAAAGTTAATCGAATAAAGTTGATAGGATGATTTTACAGAAATGAACAAGGGGGCGCAAGCCCCCTATGGATAGGATTTAAGCACCAGGCGATGCCAGAGTGGAGGAAATGAAAGTAAAGTCACCTTTCAGGGATACGGCGAGTTCCACCGTTTCCATTTCGTTAACCTGCGTGGATGGGATATCGTTAAACGACAAGATGCCAGCCCACATACGCATTTCGCTCGCTTTCGGAACGTACATTCGAACCGCTGTTACCTGACCAGACGAATCCAGCTTGCGCAGAATCTGGTAGATCGGGTTATCAAATTCGTGCGCGAAAGTGTACGTTAGCGAGATCGCAGATTTAAACGTTGGGATCTGCTGTTCTTTATCGTCTGACAAGCACTGATAAGTATAATACTGCTGCTCGCCGCCGTCCTGACCAATCTCCTGTACGCAAGGAATCTCAGTCCAGCCAGTAATTTTTGCAAAGCTCATCGTACCGCCAGCCGGGAAAACAAGAGTATCAGAGGTGTCAATCCCAGCAAGAGTGATGCTTGTTTCCTGAGCGTCAGTAACAATTAGCACTCGACTGACCATCTTGGCCCAGGTTGACTGAGTTACAATAACGTAATCGCCTTTTGCTAAGTCGCCCTTAGATGCAACTGTAGCAACAGGATTTTTTTCGTTAGTGACAGCGGTCGCCTCTATCTCTTCTCCGCGAGAGGTTTCCACGAAAATTTGCGCGCCATTTGGTAAGTGCATATTAAGTCTCCTTTGTGTCTACTCGTACTGTAAAGCGAACCGGAATCATCCACCCGCTTTCATGTTTAACAATTTGATGCACGATTGCACCCTCGAAAATATAACCAACGTTAAGCATTTTACCATCTTTGAAAAAATCAGCAATCTCTTTTGCCTTCAATCTTGCTTCGTCAACGCCGGAGCCTGGAGGGAACACTACGCCGATCTGAACGATTGCGATGTAAGATTTACACTTTCTGTCAATGGATAGATAAAGCGTATCCCCCTCAATGTAGTTGAACCTCAGCCACATGCCGCCATCCTTAGGAGGTGTGAAATTTCTGTTTTCCATGTAGTGAGGAAAGTCTCTGTACTTTGATAGAAAAGCGGCTCGCGCCGCCGCTGATAACTCATAGTGCATTTTGCTGTCTCCTTGCCTGCTTGATTGCGTCAGCCATATATGATCTCAGCCTTAATGCCACAAGACCGACAACTCCGCTCGGTGCTTGCTGTGAATGACCGTACTCAAGAGCGTTTGCATAAATCAACATGTTTGAAAAGTGAACTGATGTTATCGCGCCGCCACGGCTGAACATGCCATAAGTTTTGGCCTGCTCCTCACCTCTTACGACACTGCCAGTTTTATCGTATAGGTTTAATGCGTGGTTAGGGATTTCGTTAAAAGTTATCTGCCAGTTACCCTTGAATCGACCTGTATCAACAGGGGAGCGGCTAACAAGAGCGTCGTGAACATCCCTTACGAATATCTCAATGGCATGTTCTAACGTGCTTTCAGCTGCCTTAATCCACGCATCAATCTCGCCTTGAAATCTACGAATCTGATAATTAGCCACCGACTGATACCCTCCGCAACACTGGACGATAGGCAACTGGTTCCAGTGACGCCTGAACCGGGCGAGCATCAACGACAACATGACGAATGCCATCAATCTCTATATAGTCACCTTCGTTTATTTCATGATCATTATTGAAGATCCCCAAAATATCTGAGGCGCGGATAGTTTCCCCGTCAATCTCACGCGCGTTCGGTCTTCTCGTCGCGCCGGATATTGGAATAACCTGTTCCATCGGTGGGATCTCGAATCCGTTTTCATCATATCCGTATTCACCTTGTTTTATCAGGTTCATAGGTCTTGACGGATCGGTGAAGAAAGCCACGCCTTTGCGAGCCATTCTTTCAATCTGTGAGTAGTTCATTAGTGGCATCCTCCACGGAGTCCTGTCATTAATGCGAATCTACCACGGCGTCTCGCTTTAAGCTGTTCGAACATCTTACCCCACGGCGTAGAAAGCATCATGTTCCCTGACTGGTTCTTCGTAACCTCTCCGAAAGTCTGGCTAAATTCACCGCTCAGTGAGAATGACGTAACGCGGCGTGAGTACGATTCCAGATCCTCATCTTCACCTTTTAGCGCCCCATCAAGGAAAGCAAGGTGTAATGCATAAAGAGCGATCGCTTTGACGTATGCGTCTTTAAAGGTCTTCTGGCATACAAAAAGCTCAGCCATTTCTACCCACGCATAAAGCGTTTCGTCTGGAACCTTACGAAGTGCCGGAACCAGCTTTCGCATTTGCTCAACAGCTGCAATTAAAGTTTCTTGATTCATAATTACCCCCATAAAAAAAGGCGCTACATGAGCGCCTTGATGATTAATATTCGCCGCCGTCCTCAAGCTCTTTAACGCTTTTGCTATCCCACGGATCTGGCTTAGTGATCTTTGCCATTTCAGCGCGGATTTTGCGGTTGGTTGCACTGTCGTCTTTAACTTCGATTTCTTCGCGAGCAATTAAGCAACGCAGGCCAGGCAAATCAAGAACGGACGCCGGAAGCGTGACCTCTTCATCTGGAAGAACTTTAGCAAAGGAACCATCTTCAAGACGGAACATCTGAAGAGCTACACCAACGTTTACGATAACAACAGTTTTTTCTTTAGCCATTTTGATTTCTCCAATAAAAAAGGGACTAACTAAGTTAGCCCCTATAATATTACACGCCAGTGATTAAGACAATAGTCATCGGGCGATAAATTGTAAGACCAGTACACTTAGAAGTGCAAGGCACTTTAAAGTGCAAGTCTTTCGGTTGTGCTGGCAGCATATTAAATGCTTCCGGGATCTCGATGGACATGTTCATCGGATTCTTTTCGTACACCAGTACGCCTTTGGTGCCTGCGCCGTCAATATCCTCAAGCTCTGCGATAGAGTCGATTTCGATACCGGAGTTCTGAGACTTAAAATAGTCCAGATAAGACATGGTTGTCTCAGGCATACGAATCGCCAAAACCTTACGCATGGAAGGCGGGATCAGGATGTTGGTTGCGCGGTGCTGACCCCGAGTAATCGTCTCGATGGTTTCGATCGCTTGAGTTAGCTCAGCTTCCGCAGTTTCCGGCTTCATAGTAGATGCATCAATCCACTTACCGGAGGTAATTTTAGTGATGTTCGGATGGTTAAACACGGACACAATCTTGTGCGGTGCGGAACCTTTGAACACCAGGCGGTTAACAAGCTGATCATGCGCCAACTGGCACGCGCTCGCCTTACGGGTTGACAGTGGGCGACCAGTTGCCTGACCTGCTTTGATTTCGTCGATTGAGATCAGATACGCGTTACCCAAACGGAACACCTTACCAAATTCAGAAGTACCAAGTGCATCAACCAGAGGCAGGTCATCGGTATAGTCAGCGATAATCTGAGCAGTACCAACCTTATCAAAGGTCATGTACTCAAACGTCTTGTCGGTCGGAGAGAGTTCGGTTGTAACCGGGAATACTCGTAGAGCGGAGCCGACCGGGTAGTCTTCTTCATAGGACTGACTCTTGATGCGGTGTAGTTCCTGAGCGGTCCAGATACCCATCGTTGCGGCTGCATCCTGTTTTACGCCAGCCTGGATCAGATACATTTCAACATTGCTTTTATCTGCTTCATCAAATTTTTTAGTAGTCATTATTACTTCTCCGTAGTTAATAAAAAAGCCGTGATTATGTTCACGGCTTCAATAATAGCACTTTTTGTTAAAGCGTCAAAGTGTTTTTATGTTATGCATCAACCTCTGGCGTTGGCACTGCTTCTACGCGATAAGCAATAGTTGCCGTCGTCTTGCTGGCATCGTTAGCCGTCCAGGTAATATTGAAATCACCGACTACCTCTCCACCAACAGGAGTTACAAGACCTGAGTCCGGATCGACAGTGGCGATATTGGTAGCGTCGATTGACCATTTACCAGTCTTATCGGTTGCATTATCCGGAAGAGCATTAGCTACACACTGGATCGTAACATTGTTTGGTTGAGGGCTTTCCTTGTCAGTGGCGATTGTAGCAGATTCAACAAGAACGACAGGGGGCGGTGGCGGTGGAGCGATGAAAGCATTTTGTTTCACCTGAACCTCAATGATGTAGCCATCTTCATGCTTAACAAAGCCACCCGCAAATGTCCAACCTGCGGAACCAGATCCACCAGTAACAACTCCACCAGACCCAAACTGTAACTTTGAGAACAAGCTGGGAGCCTCACCAAGAGAAGTAAGAGTCCATACGCGACCGTGAGAAACGACGTTGCACACTTCACCGTCAAGGATTTTACCGCTCAGGTGTTCATATTGGGAACGGAAAGCGATACCGTAAGGAGTTCCACCATCAGGAAGCGCCGCCACAACTTTTACACCGTCAACGATGCCTACAACCTGAACCGCTGAGCCGAACCCAATGTCACCTTGAGCCACACAAGCTCCATCAATATTGTAGGTTGAAGTATCAGAAATATTTCCCGGACACGCGGGGCGCAAGAACAAATTTTCGTAAGCCATAATGATTTCTCCATAAAAAAAGGACTATCCAAAAAAAAGATAGTCCCCATATTAAACGCTAATTACAGTTGATGCAACTGAACCTCAACAAGCTGAATATCTTTGTATTTAGTCCAACCGCCAGCGTAGGTCCAGGTTGTTTCGATCGTGCCATCAGATTTTTCCTGACCATCAACATCAAGTTTAACGGCAGAGCCGAAAGTTGGTGCTTCGGTGGATTTGGAAAGCATCCATACTCGGCCTGAAGTCATCACGTTGATAGCGCCGCCATCTTCGTAAATCATCTGATTTTGAGCGTTAACAGTCTGCCAGTGAGATCGGATTGCCACGCCGTAAGGAGTGGTTCCGGTAGTAAGAGCCTTAACCAACTTATGACCATCAACCGCCTGAGCTTGAACAACTTGTACGGCAGCGCCAACAAGAACATCACCTTCATTAACGACACAAGCGCCGTCAATATTGTACTTTGAAGTATCCGCAACCATACCCGGAAGCGCAATCGCCATATCTCGCTGATAAGATGCATTAATTTGTGCCATGATATTTCCCCTTACATTACTTTGCTTAAACGTGAATTTGGCGTAACAGGCGCGGCGTCGTTTTTCTCTTCCGGCTTACCGCCTTCGATAGAGTCGCCTTTTACTGCTTTACGCTGAATAGCCATGATATCAGAATCTTTAGCAACATCAAACATAGCGTCGATATATGCGTCTGATTTTTCACTAACATCTTTATCAAGCATGGCTTTAACTACGGCAATCTTGACGTCTTTGATATCAAGACCATCATGTTTGACGCCTGCGGTTTCTGCTACTGCGGTAACTTCTGCGCGTGCGGCGGCATCGGCTTTTTGCTTCTCTACCTCGGCCTTCACAAGTTCCGGCAGAGAGTCAACCTTAACCTTCAGCGCATCGCGCTCAGCTTCGAAGCCATCAGCTTTCCCCTGAATGGTGGCAATCTGCGCGGTTAATTTTTCGATATGGTTCGCAACGTCTTCGGTTACTTCCACATCAACTGAGTCGATCTTAATTTTTTTCATTTGCTTGTCCTCGTTAGTTAATTGAACGTTATTATCATACGGGAACTCCTGTTCGGCATCAAGATTTAATTTAGCAATTCCCGCACGACCTTTAAAAACTAGGGCAATATGGTTGACCTTGATATTAGTTTGTACCGCGTCGAATTTCACCCAACCTTCAGGCGGCGCTTCGTCCTGTTTCATATCCTCTTCGAAGATATATTCTCCAGTCTCATTTGAACCCCAGCCGGGCTTATCAATATCTACCGACGTATACCCTACAGATAATTCCCCGGCCTCCTTCGCTTTAGCTTTGCTGATCGCGTAGTCGCTGTAAATACTCAAAGGAACTTCAACGCCAACCCCTGAAGCAATACCAGCGCCAGCACACGATCCGACAACAACGTCCTTAGCATTTTGGGGTGTCACCGTTACGTGACCGACTGTTATCGGCTTGCCTGCAAAACTTTGCAAGGAATCTTGCTTGAAAACTTCGGACGCCGGACGGAACTCAACTCGATCGCCGTGCGGCGTTTTGTAAACCTGAGCGCCGATTCGCGCCACGATTGGGCGGTCAACTAAAAAACCGTTATCATCAAAGTGAGCCTTGATTTTTACTGAATCGAATCTTTGCTTTGCCTTCATTTTTAATCTCCTGTAGAAAAGTCTGGAACAGCCCAACAGCGGCAGTTGTATTCTTCACCCGGGAATACGTGATCGGAATCTACCGCTATGCGCTTACCTTCCCATCTTACATGTTTTTCACGTTCGCGTAAATCCATCACCCCGCGCCAGAAATAGTAAGATACACCAGCGTCTTTTATGCGCTGCCGCATCAGTCTACTGTTCCAGGCTCCGACAATTCCCGACGCTCTATTTTTGGCCCAGCTACGGTAAATACCAAATCGCTCCTTAGCAAGTTCAACAACAAAATCCTTGCTTTTACCCTGACCGGATGCCGCACGAAGTTTATCAGTGAAATCAGTAACCATGTTGGCGGCAAATTTCCTGATAGAAGTAGTCACCTGCGATCGCCACAGATTATATTGTCCTGAGTACCAGCTTTCAGCAGCGGTAGGACCAATCAGGGCAAGTAGCATAACGGCTTGATTCTTCTTACCTCCAGCATTGCGAGCGATACGCAGCCACTGCTTAGAGTTGAATTTATAGATCGTGAGCGCAACGGATGATAGAGAACCAATAATCGGAGTGATGAGTGATTCAACGTAATCAAGCAATGACCTTTCTGTCTGATCTATCTCTTCGTCGGTAGCGTCAAATTTCATCGGTTTTAATTCGTCACGCATTTTTTCAGTTAGTTTGGCTGCAACATCCTGTAGGGAGCGCGACATTGCGCGCTCGCTCATTTCAGGATAGCGCCACTGTGTTGCAACGCCATTAATTTTCATATTCTAACTTCTCCCATAATCCCGGTTCCGGTTCGGTTGTTTCTTCCGGTTCGCGAATGTTGATGTTATTACCATCCTTGAGTTTGAACTCAGGGGCAATGGATCGCAGCGTGTCGCGAGCTTCTTCCAGATCTATGATTTGCTCAGTGATAGCCTTCGTGACTGACTCAACGTTATTCTTCGTGATCTCCGATTCCTCTTTCTTACTCGGAACAGACAAAGGTTCAAACTCGATCGACCACTCTTCCTCATCAACAATGAACGGCAACAAGAACTCAAGAAGCGGCCTGTAGTCTTCCTCACGCTTGCGGTCGACTAGCTTATAGAAAGTCTCAAGCGCTGTGTTTTGACTCGCTGACACGCCGCCTACGTTCTTATTCTTAATGATAATCTCATGAATCCCGGATAGTGAGACGATGCGGTCCATCTTGCTTGATAAGAACTCAGGAACTCCGCTGATATCAGAGTTGAGAACGTCATATTCCTCAGTCTCAGCATCGATACCGATCGCACGACCTACGCCGGAGTTATCATCAACCTGAGCAAGTCGCAGGCGCGCGGCATACTGAGCATCATCATCATCACACATTTCGGCAAGACCTTTGACCTTCCATACAGCCTGTTGCTTACGTCGCAAGATCTGAGTAGCAAGAGATTCACAGTAATCATAATCACAGATTGCATCAATCAGTGACTTGTTCAATACCGAAGCTCCCCATCCTTGATTCTGCTTTCTTGCCTGTTGCGTTACTCGCTCACCATCAGCAATAAAGACTCTTGAGTGATGAATCAGATACGTCTGCATATTGTCGCCAGGTGATACCTTGTAAATTTCAGGCTCACCATAGCGAGGGGATCTTGCATTGGTGACTCGCTTTTCAACAGTGATAGCGAATCGATCGTAAACTCGGACGCCTTCAAGTTTAGCTCCAGGCCTTGCCTGACTGGTTAACATCCGGTTGTCGTTGATGATTGCCACCATAGCCGCGCCACCGTAAAGTCTCGCCCAACAAAGAAGATCCACCAGACTTGAATCAAGTTTGTAGCTATCCCATAAAGACTTGAACTCTTTTTCATCCTTAACGCCTGACATTTTAAAACCAGCCGTCACCATCTCTTCCGGGATAACATCCACAATTCGCTTCGCGGTTGCGTTGTCGTTGTAGAAAGAACCGACGTGATATGATGCATCAGACATAAAGAATGGCTTAGGCGATCCGTCCGCGCCGCCGTTAAAGATATCGTTATATCCATCATGCTTAACAATTTTCATGTTTCCTCCAATAAAAAGGGCCGTCAATTGACAGCCCTGATTATATCTCATTTATTACCGCTTAACCATCCCAGCGAGTCGCTTCATTCTCTCGATAGGATCATCAATGGTCAGCAATTCGATGTTCGCCGCATCCATGAAGTTATCGACGATATCATCATGCGGGTGGGTGTCATCGTAAGTAAAGGCGCTGTGCTCAGCGATAATTTCAGCAAGCATAGGGTGCTCTTCTGGCAGAACCACACGCCCGGCTTTAATAACTGGCTGAGCATCCATAGCTCGGGTAACTTTGTCTTTGTTACGCTGCAATGGAGTGATGGATATCGGAGTCTTTTTCCTTAGGTTCTGGATTAAGCCAGTACCGCTCGCCTTATCTTCCACATAGATTTTACGAAGTACCCCCATTGATTTATTGTGCCTCCATGCCTGATTGACGAAAGCTGTAAATTGCCTCTCCATATCCGGCGCTTCCCACTTTCCGCGAATGCCGTCGATAAAGTAAACCTTATCATTCTTCTTGCCCCACAAACAAAATACCGTGTAGTCGTTTAGCTCGCCTGTCTTCTGAGCGGTATCGGCAGTGATGAATCGGTAATCATATTTACCCGGATCTGGCTCGTCAGCATCAAGACTGCTGCCGTAATAAGTCCACCACTCCGAGTTAAACACGGAGCCACCCAGCGCGATCGGTTTCTGCTGATACTGAGAATCAAAGGTATACTGATCTGCTTCTCGTAACGCCAACAGGTCGTGAACGCTTTCCTTGCTGGGCCAAAAAGAGTAATGCTTAACGCCATCCAATTCTACATACTCAGACGATAAAACATCACGCTCAAAGTAAGGCTGCAACCAATCAGGAAGTGTCTTTCCGTATTCTTCCGTCACCAGCGCCGGTATTGAGATTTGGTCAAACTCAATGCCCATCCCGCCATTCATCATGAACCAGGTTGAATCCTGAGCATGTAGTCGTTGCTGAATTGCAATAATAGGCGTCTCGTTATGCATACGACGGGAACGGATGGTGTTTTTCAATAGCATGTGCGTACGCTCACGCTTAACCTTTGAGAACATATCATCAGGCTTGTCGATATCGTCGAGCATTACCATACCTGAGAATCCCGGCGTCATGTAGCCACCACGCGAACCAGTAATACGACCGCCAGCCGCTGCGGATATCAACTCAAACCAAACCTTTCCATCTTCGTTAAGAACCTGCATCTCCTCATCTTTCGATGTGCCGAACTTGCAAGGCCATAACTCTTGAAATTCGTTGCTGCTGATAATCTCACGGACGCGCTTACTGTTACGCTTAACCAGGCTGTCAGCAAACGACACGTTAAGGTTTCGCACCTTCTTACACTTGAGCATTGCGTACACCGGAAGGTGAATTGAGAACACTTCAGTTTTACCGGAACCTGGTGTGACGTTAAAGATTGTATTCCCTCGCCGCCCTGCAATAATTTCCTCCACTTCGTGACATAGGTAAAGGTGATGCCAGTTAGGCTGGAACTGCTGCGCCTGCATAAGCTGGAACCAGATCCGAATCATTTTTTCGAAATTGGCCTCGCTCATTTTCTTGATCGCTAACTTCTGCGTTGCGTTAAGGTCTTCCCATTGAATCATGATTAAGTCTCCCATGTGGGCGCTCGCGCGCCCCTAACGTTAAAGCATATCAAGAATGCTGTTTACTGCCTCTTTCATTGCATCCTCAGTAGTGGCAACTACTGTCGATGCGGAAGCTGACGAGTTTTCGATATTGATTGATGCTGGCTTATCGATTCCGAGATCCTTACCGATAAAGGAGGCATTAATAACACCGTTGGCGGCAAGCTGAAATTTTTGCTCGTTGATTACGGATTCCACGAACTCCATAACCTCACTGTATTCTTCCTCTCGCTTCCACTTAATGATTGCGGCCTCGCTTGCTCCTATGAATAGTCGGTATCCGGTCCAGGTGAAGACGCGCGGCTTATGGACAAGCGATTCATAAACGCCACCCTGAAAGCTGGCTGATTCTGACGCCTTGATTGCGTTGTCCTCGGCCCATTCGAAATACTTCACTGACAGATCGAATAGTTGCTCTGGCGTCATCGCCCGGTTTTTCGCGAGTACAGTGCCAAACTTTTTCTTGTATAGCTCTTTGAAATTACCTCCCTGGACTACGGGAGCGTTCTTAGGTTCACTCATAAATCCATCCTCTTTGTTTAACATTTAGTGCTATTTTACCATATTGCAGGCATAAAAAAACCCGCCGAAGCGGGTTAGTGTTTATCACGACAATAGTCGCTTAATTCCTTTAGGGTGGGTCTGAGCTTTAGAGTAGCAGTGAGCAAGGTCGCCAGTCATCTCCCATTGGTCCTTCTTAGGTGAGTAGGTCAGCCATACACCAGTTTTATCCTTAGCGTCCATCGCAATTGCTGCCGCAACAAGTGCGAAGCCAGCAAACAAACCAGCACCAAAAATAACGATACCAGAGATAATCAATAAAAAAATGGTCATGTTAAATCTCCTTGATTAATTCAATGTTTATTTTGTGAGTGTCAAGGTTAGCGCCTGAAAGTTTTTTTGCTTTCGTGATGGCTTCTGCCTGACTGGTTGCAGATAATTCTGTTTCGAAAGATTGTTTGCACGACTGGCAAAACATCCCCATCTTTCGAATAATTAATTTAACCTTGAATCGCTTCATCTTCCTGCGCCTTAATCATAACGCCAGCAATTCGACCAATAACAGCCTCTCCCGGATTTAATCGTTTTTTATAACGAGTGGTTTCACCGTTGCGAGTTACTTTAATTTCAATTTTTACTGATTCGTCTTTGGTGTTTTGCATCATGCAATCCTCTTGAATTGTTGCCGCTTACGGGTCTGCGGCGTTGCTTAACCACTATGCAACCGAGCTTGTTAGCTGGAAGTGTGAGAATCGTCTCACGCGTTGCGCTTCATTGCGCCTCGTTTGTCTACGGGATTAATACTATCACCGCTCAGAGACGTAGGTCAATCATTAGTTTCGAATTGCCCCTTAGTCATATCCTGCGGGTAATCAATTTCATGAAGGTTTCCATCGTCACCGTACACATATACGAGTCTATTTGCTTTACTTACCTTTTCAACATCGTACAAGCACCCCGCTGAGAAAGCATCGCTATTGCGTGACGTGAAGCATCGAACCTGATCGCCTTTCTTCGGTAAATTAGCCATTATTCGTAATCCCCTTCTTTGTTACCTACGCGCCCGGCAATATACCCGGCAGTCCAGACAAACTTGTATCGGTCGATGAGTAGCTCGACCTTTTTGTGGTGAGTAGAAATCACGTCAATCATGATCTTGTCGTTTTTACGATCTTCCTTCTTCATGCCGCTAACGAATTTATTTAATTCCTTCGCCGCGCGCTTTACTACGTTCCATTCTGCCTCACTTAAACCGAACATTATTTACCTCTCCCAAATGAAAAATTAACACCTAAAACCTGATTGCAAACCGACTCCATGTATCGCAACTGATATTGAGCAACCTTTGAAGGACTTAATTCATCGGTAAATAAATCATCAACATTGATTTCTTTTTTATGCTTGCGCTTCCATGCCTTGATGATATTTGGCAGGATTCGCTCGCTTTTCCAGGCTGCAAAATCAGCTTGGTTGGTTGATGCTGGGGTAAGCTGCCTTTCGATCTGGTTAAGTAGTTCAGCCGCAGCACCTTTTACGTGAAGCTGTTCACCAATCGTATCCAGGAGTTCGCGCGCTTGTTTATCTGACAAGTTAATCGTAATCATGCCTCTTCTCCTTCTTCTTCGATCGGTGTAAAGAACTGAGTGTTCACTGCCGGGTTATAATAAACTCCGTCATCATAGTCGCTTTCTTTCACTTCGATAAAAACGTCGCAACCGTCATGCATGAAATCACCATTATCAGTATGAACAAGCTCGAATACTTCAGAGGTTTTAGTGCAGGTGAAAAACTTATCAGTTGATACCATCATTTCGATTTTCTCTCTTCGTTGTCGATGAGGTAACTATATCAAATCACCCCATCGACGTTTTAGCAATTCGTGCTATTTATTGATGAACGTGGCGGCTATGTGCTGAGCGGTAATTTCTGGATGGCCTTCGACAGAAAAGAAGTCGCACTCCTGATAACCGTTGACCCCGATCATATCGTCAAGATAGATATAGTCTCGGCTGTCGTTGTCAAAGTTGCAACCGTTGCGATGGATTCGACATAGCTTTACCTGGATATCACCTTCAATCATCTGCAAGATCTCGTCTTTGAATCCACCGTCAGTAAATACCGAAAGGGAGTGAGACTCTTTCACCTTGCTTTCCGCTCGCATACCGAAGAAGCGATTTCCGAACTGCGGCTTGATGACCTCCTCGCTAATCCAGATCATAAACTGGCGCGGGCTTTTACCGTTCAGGATTGATGCTGGCTCTTCTTTATAGCGACGGTCCTCATACAAGAACATGAAATATTCGAAATTAGCCTCACCCAATATTGCTCGGGCAATCTCAAACATCGGAGCCTTAAAGCTGCGTAGCGCCACGTGATCGTAAGTGTCAGCCAGGATGCATCCGATAGTGTCCTTTCCCGCACCAGGTGCGCCGTTTAAAATGATAGCTGTTTTCATGTTTACACCCCGTGTCTTTTTGTGAATAAACCTAATCTATCCCGCTCATCCTTTACTGCTTTGGCGGCCTCTTCTATTGTGTCGAACTGCCCGAGTCTCTTGTTTCTAACTTGCGCCCTATACTTTCCTCTATCTTTCATGAAAGTTACACCGGATACTCCGGTTGTGTTATCAGATCTCTTTTTTTGATTCCTGTTATTTATGGTTCTCGTTACCAATCTTAGGTTTTCTATTCTATTGTTTGTTATGTCTCCATCCATATGGTCTACCTCCATTCCATCAGGTATCTTGCCATTATGGTATATCCATACAAGCCTGTGAGCGCCTCTAGTTTCGTTTCTTACTCTGATTATTATGTATCCGTCTTTATCCTTGCTTCCTGCCGCGCCTCCTATTTTAGCTCTACTGTATTTAGATGATTTGGCCTTCCAATACAGAACGCCGTCAGAATAAGTAAATAACTCTCTTACCATTGATTTGTTATCAATCGACACCATGACTATTTAAATCCTCTCGACTATCACAGGCATATTCACAAACCTGATATGTGGTTATCCCTAGATCTCTGAATTTTTTTATTATATTCACTGAGTCATCCCAAGCCGCAAGAATGTTATCAATGCCGATAGCGCGCACTGCCTCTTCTTTCATTACCGTGTCTTTGCGGTTGTCGGTATGCGGCCTCATAATCAGGTAATCATATCGCGCACCGTGGCGCTTTAACCATAACTTTGATTCGTGACGCACCTCATCACTACGTCCTGTTAAGATAATTACGTGATAACCCGCAGCAAATAATGAGTTCATCACCTCAATAGTGCTCTGAATAGGATCGTCAAATATTGCCGCTCGGTTAAACTCAGACCAGCTTTCAGTCAAGTGCAAATCCTTTGTCGGCAGCAGGTGAAGTCGACCAGATCCATCGCTAAGTGTCCCGTCAAAGTCAAAGATTGCCACGCGGCGCGTGCCGAGAAACAGGTTGATTGTCTGGCCCCAAATTGTGATTTTATCCATGATTTATTCCTCTGATTGGTTGCTTAACTCAACGAAGGGCATTCTAACAAATTCCCTTGAGCAAGTTTTAGCAATTCGTGCTATTACCAGCAACTGATCTCATAGTTGACCCAGTCATCAAAGCTACCCTGGCTGAAGTCGCCACCGTAGTTTTCCATAAGTTCATCGATCAGGAAGTAGCAGGATTCGCCGTTACGATAGAAGTATGAATCTGCAACGTTGCGCGCCCAGCGTCCGGCATCTTTCTTGCTCATCTTCCAGTACTTCATTGCAATCTTCTTGAATGCACGCACGACGCGCTTGCGGATCTTAATGTGCTTATACACCGCATTGCAGCCGTAGGCCATATATTCGTTATTGCCAAGATTCTGCATGATGTACGGATTAATCTCTTTCGATGTGATTTCCAGATCGCCATCATCCAGCTTGTCATCTTGAATCTTAGCTGTAATGTAGTGACCTTTGAACATACCCAAGCCATGCAGAGTGTACTCGTCGTTAGGCGCTTCAATACAGATTAGGTGTTTCATTCGTGCTTCCTCGTTTGTTGGTGTAGGGGAATCATAGCGCATTCCCCTTGATAGGTTTTAGCAATTCGTGCTATTCGTTTTAATAGTGATGCAAAAATAATTTTTTAAGCACGTCACTACTCGCGCTGAATCGACTTGTGGGAGCCTTAAAATTTCGTGGACCAATTGCACTGCCGACACCTCAAACTTGTAGTAGTGGGCGATTCTGGAGGTATTTGGGCGCATTCCTTCCACTGCGTCACGCGCCGCATCTTCTGCGGTTATGATAGTAGCCATAAAACACCCTTAAGAGATAATGTCAGGACCAGGAGGCAAAATAGCAACTCCTGAAATGATGGCGGCTCGTTATTCCAGTTAGAAAAGTCTGGCATAGTGTTTTCTCCAAAAGAAAGGGGAACCGTTCAGATCCGATTCCCCGTTAAAATTACATGATGAACATCAGCGAAATCGAAGCTACCAGGAGAACAAGCGCAACAGCCAGGCCGGATAAATCCGCTTTCTCTTCAAACTTCAATGCTGGCTTGCGGTCAACTTGTGACGCCTTGTCGTTGTGGGTCTTGTTCGCCGCAACATTGCCCTTGACGCAGAAAGTGCGCTTGCGCTTCTTGCCGAACGTTGCGAACTTAGTGCCGCCGCTATTCCAGCGAAGACCTTCACCGTTGTGCGTTACGGTTGCAATGCGGTGGCGGCCCGTGTCGTCGGTAATTACAGCCGTGTGCTTAGCGTGCTCAGAGGGAACATCGTAAATTTTGCCAACAGTAAATTTTTTGGTGTTATCGCTGATGCATTCGAATTTCATAAATTTTACCTCTTTATTATGAAGTTGGTTGATTGCTTCGATTACGTCTTTAAATTTAACACCATCAACGATTCGATGGAAGATGTATTTTGAACTATTGCCGTACGGCAGGAAAATTTCCTGGTATTCGTGACGCCGGACAACGTTAACATTTCTACCGCGCTCATCCGTGATAACGAAGCTGTTGCAATTGACGCGAGCGCCTTCGTAGATTTTGCCGTACTTAAATCCAGATCCGTTACTAAGCACACATTCAAATTTCATGGTCTAACCTTCCTGTAAGGCTTGATTGATAACATCACGTATTGCGTGAAGTCGCATTCTTGCTCGTCATACCCGCGATCGATGTATGGCGTCACATCGGTAACATCGGATACCCTGGCGTGAACTTCCCACCCGGTAAACTCATCTCGATCGAACTCGCATAGCTCCAGGATATCGCCAGATTGGAAGTTTCGGTCATTGATGCGGAACTCTGCCGTTTTGGTTCCGTTCATTACACCAATGAAATGTACAGGGGCGATTTTTAACTTATGAGTTTTGCTCATCTTTCTTTACCTCGAATGTCACGTTCCAGAATTTATTTCCGCATGAATGATAGATTACGTCTTGAGACGCGAGTTCGTGCAATGCGTGCCCGATAATCTCAATGCGGTCGTTTGGTGTCAGACCTCGAAGTGATTCACGAAGGCGTGAGGCCTTGTCGTAAATCTGCTACTGAGTGAGTCGTGTAGCCATAGCTGATTCCTCTGATTGGTTGCCGCGCTTCAATAAGGCCACTATAACAAATGGCCTCGCGGAAGGTTTAGCAATTCATGCTATCGTTTAACGCACATCGTTTTTACTTCATATCCGAACGGCTTATTCTCTGCGATTACAGCCCTGGCCTCGTTGCATGATTGCCGACTTTCCATGTATACGTGATCCGGCCCGGTGCTCATCAAGATAATCAAGACCCATGCAGCCATTATTTCACCTCGTAGCGTACAAGAGTTCCGCGCTTAATGCTGATTTCACCTGATACCGCTTTGTGCTTAAAGCTGCCGTAATGCAATAGAAGAGTGACGATATCGTCGTGCACTTCAATAGTTTTCGGCGTGGCGGTTATTTCAAGCCAGGATTTATCATCAAGCTGCACTCCTCTTAGCGTCGCGCTCAATGGAATGTTCTCGATCTGAGCGCATTGTAACATCGGTTTAATTTCTGGCTTTGCGGGGTGGAAGATTGATCGAACAGTTTTCCAACCATCATACTTTTCGTACGCATCCTGACTACCACTAATAATGTAATGGTAATCCTTCTTGGCTGAGTTTTCAGGATTTACTTCATTGTGCCGATTGATAAACCAATCCAACTTAAGCTGAGACATTTTATCATTGTCCCACTTGCCTTTATCTTCACTGGTGAATGTAATTTCACCGCAACCTAGGCTGATAAATTTAATCGGGAATTTTACGTCTTCTAATTTTAACATGATGCTTTCCTCTTAGTGGTTTATGCGGGGATTATACCAGTCAGGCCAAATCCCCTTTTAACAATTCGTGCTTAGTATACTAACTCGCACTCAATATCGAACGGCTCGGCTTTACAATGGAAGAAGCATAGCGCCTCTTGATTCATACATCCCACGAATCCAACAGCATGAAGCTGTTCACCGTTGATATAAGCTAAGTGTGCGGTGATTTCTTCAAAGTCAACGATAACCGGGAATGTGCGATTCTCATAACCTGGACGCATCGGGTAGCCGCCATTACTGAGAAGACGAACCTTGCGCGGCTTAGGATTTGCCTGGACTTCCCATTCGAAGAAGAACATCGTTCCATCCTTCTCGTTGAAGTCTGCCGGACCAACTACCGGGCTAACCGAAAGTCCATAGCCCAGATCGTACACGCCAGCTTTCACCAGGTCGTCAACCTTCACGCGGTAGCCGCCGAGGCTATCATCACACTTCACCGCATCAATCACGATAGGATCCGCTTCCAGGTCGCGAGTAAAGCCCTTGTAACCGCCAGTGCAAAGCAATTTGATTTTCATGTTAGTGTCCTCGTTTGTTGTCGATGGGGTTACTATAGCGCAACCCCGATATTGAGTTTTAACAAAAAGTGCTATTCTTTAATTTCGAAGCAATCAGTGTCTTCGTCGAATACCCAGGGGTCGCCGTTATCATCAAGCAATGAGATATTCCCGAAGCTGGTTAGCGATGCGCTATAAGGCTTGTCTACAGTAAAGCACTCTTTCACCTCCTGGTCATCACTACCTTTGAATACTGCAATCATTTGGTGCATAAAATCAGCCATTTTAACATCCTATTCGCAAGTGATTTCATTTGATGTGATTGGTAGCAATACGTTGCCAACCATCACGAAAGTAGTCACCTGGTTTCCGGTTTCATGGCATCGCTCTTTGGCCTCTCCGCAGCCGGACACTACCAGGATAGCCAGTGCGACCGCCGCCATCATGCAAATCAGAATGCGCATCATTCGAACGCTCCCGCACACAGTAGCAGCATAACTACGATTCCAACCATGACATGACCCATACAGAAGAACCAGACGGCAGACCATAAAGCAATTGTATTGAAGTTCATTTTAGCACCTCGATCTTGTTGTTGCCGATTGAGTCCTCTACGACCGTCTGCGGGTCAATACCTGGGACGCGCATGTAGAAATTACTAACCGCCGTGAAGTTCCATTGACCGCGCCACTTGAAATAGACTCCGTGCTTTGCGCCCATTGCGTAGTGAGTGGATTCAGCCGGAATCATGTGCCCGTTTACGCGGGTGAGTTTAGTCTGTTTATTGTAACGTGGCATAATTATTTATTCCTCAATTAAGGTGCTGATATCATCAAAGCCCTGGAGGTCTGCATTCCAGACTAGGAAGTTTGCAAGGTTTTCGCACCACACCCACTTTCCTTTATCTTCCATGTAGGTTTTGTATCCACCCGGAACGGCTTTGACTGCAAATCGGCGACCTATCGATGTGATGAAAATAGCAAAGCGGTTGTTATTGGTTTAATCGATGGCTTGCTGGTTCTTGACGATTGACATGGTGATTCCTCTGATTGGTATCTCGTTTTGATGGGGTAACTATAGCAAGATACCCCGATCCGGTTTTAACAAAAAGTGCTATTCTACGATAAACTCGACATCGGTGATTTCCCACTTATTCGGGTCTGGTGCGCTGAGGTTCTCAATTTCGCACATGTTGCCTTCGACCTTGATGAGCTTTAGCTTTTGATTGTTTAGCTTTTGAATTCTCGCCACCAGGTCTATCGCCTTCACATTTATAACGTACTTATCCAAACCTTTAGTAAAAAATGACTGACCAACAGTGTCGAGGTTTATTTTGATTGACCTCTTACCAATCAGCGCATCAGCGATCACTTGGATGTTTTCGGTTTGCTTGGCCTGAGCCTGTTTCTCTGCTTCTGTTAATGGTTTGATATTAAACATAATTACTTCTCCTTACAGTCCACACTTTTCGATATGCGCTTTCATCTGGCGAACCAGGTCGCGCACGGTGCTTACAGTAACGTCGCCTTTCTCAAGATCATCAACATCAGGAACAAACGAATCCAGACAATCAGCCAGGCTGACTTTTTTCCGGCTGCGGCGCTTCTTCACCGGAACTTCTTCGTCACTCACTGAGATAGTAACGACTCGCAACTTTTCATCGTTCATGGTCACGCTCACCTTGACCGACTTGCCGATCTTGGAGAAGTGTCGAGAAACGATCGGGGTGATGAATGAGGATTTAAACTTCTCGTTAATCTCATCCGTCTTCCCGAGCAACCAGGACTCGGCGCCTTTGGCAACATCATGTTCGTCAGCGTCTGGCATCGACTTTCTTGCTGCGGCCTCAGCCATCTTATTCGCGTCGAATGTGAACTCGGTATTCTCGCCATCACCATAAAGCTGATCGCAGGCGGCCCGGATAACATCGGTCACTTTTGCCTCCGGTCGCTGCTCAACCGTTACTCCGGCCTTCTCGTAAGCTGCCTTGATTGCTGCCTGTACTGCGTCTGACTGGTAAGAACTCATAGCTTTCTCCTTAGTTTCAATATACACCATGATTAACATGTAACACCGTGTCTCTAATCGTAGTGTTACACGACGACCCGCATGTGTCAAGGTCTGCGGGGCGATTTTAAGTGTGGTTAATCGTGTTAATCGTGTTAATCGATTTCCCTAAATAAATGTGCGCCGATAAAACTACTGTATATATAAACATGAGAATCATAATCAGAGCATCCAACGATTAACATAAAAGACACGCTATACAACCATATTACAAATAATAGTATCTATATATATAAATAAAAAAACACTTATATATTATATATATACATATATCTATATGTATATTATAAGGCGTAATTTGGCGTAATTTTGTATACGATTGCGATTTAGGCAAATCATATACAATGATTAACACGCAATCAATCGTAATCGTAATCGATAGCACTTTTTGCTAAAAATGGAGATGACTACCAGGCGAACCGGGCAACACTAGATCCCCCTCTCACAATCATTGCAATCTCAGCAACAAATCAACCAACTGTTGCACACCATGCAAT